ATGACGATAACAATGACCGGAAAAACAATAGGTGAGAACATCAAGCTTGCAAGACTGCAGGCAGGTATCAGCCGGGCTAAGCTTGCCGAGGAACTTTGTGTGTCGGAGGTCATGGTTTACAAGTATGAAACCGATTCAGCAAACGTACACCCGCGCAAGCTTAAGAAGATTGCAGAGGTCTGCGGTGTGTCGGTCGAGGAGCTTACGGCGATAGGCGCTTGATACAACAGCTTTTTCGTAAACCGTAATGTATTTAAGGAAGGAGGTGAACCAACATGTTTACAAACAGAACCCCCGACGGCAGAAACAACATCTGCGGCATAAAGGTCAAGGAACTCCGCAAGGGATTAAGAATCTCGCAGCACGAACTTTCCAACAGACTTATCGTTAACGGTCTGGACATCGACAAGAACGCTGTACAGCGTATCGAGTCCGGACAGAGATTTGTAACGGACATTGAGATAATCTACCTCGCAAAGGTACTCAATATTTCCGTTGAAGAACTTATCAGGAGGTAAAACCAGTGCTGACAACAGCAGAACTGAACAACAAGCTCAATGAGCTTACAATTGAATACCGCAAGGTAGTTGATACCGGAAACACGACAGAGATCCTGCGCTGGGTGCTTTCGACAGCCGAATTCATCAGAGAGATGTATGAGGAAGCAATATCAGCAAAGGGAATGACAGAGAATGAGCGCGAGGCTTTCACGCTTGCGAACTGCGCAAGCGACCTTAACCGCAAAACAATAAAGGCGCTACTAATAGACCGCCTTTCGAAGGAGGCAGCACAGAAATGAACAAGAACGAGGACAAGCAGAAGGCGCTTGCAGCACTTGCTGAGGCGCTCAAATACACACGTGTAGGATCTGTAATCACATCAATCGAGGTATCCGATTCGGGCGATGCCGCGCTGGTGTATCACAAGTCCGGCGATGGTACCATTAAGGCGATGAGCGTCAACATCATCGGTGACAGCGCCCTGGGAGCAATAATGGACGTCTGCAAGGCGCTTTCAAACTGATAAGAGGCAAGCAAGTGAACAAGCCCCAATGTCATACAATGAACGGAGGTGATTATTATGGCACGACCGACCCCGAAAGAAATACTGGAACTCAAGCCGCATATCGTCGAGCACGTCTACGATGAGAACGGAAAAGAGATCGGGTGGATAGCAGACAACTTCGTAGTTCAGACGCAGAAAGAAGTTGATGATATTCTCAAGGAACTCGGCAGGATCTGGGGCGAATCGTGCGCCCGTAAAGCCCGCGAAAAGCAGCTTGCCTCAAAGCCCTGACATTACGGCAAGCCATAAGAAAGGAGAAATTATGCCTAACTATTTTGGAAAGCAAAGGCTCGTTCGAATCCTTTACAATTATCTGGAGTGGACAGCTCCGGAGAAACTCGCAGAACTTAAGCGCGAACTCAAAGAAGCAGGCGAATACAGAAAGTACGAAGTCAAGTACACGAAGCGCCGGGGCGACGAGTGGCTCAAGGCTCATATTTACTTTGATCGTATCGAATATCGCTTTGAGATGCATGCTTGGGGGAAAGAATCCAAGCGCGTTACCCTCATCGAAAAGAAAGTCATTGGCGACTACGACGACGAGAGCATTACGCAAACTTTTGCCGGAACCGCCCACTATGACGAGAACTTTAACCCGGTGGACACATCACATTGCAGTGATTTGCTGGCTTTGCAATCGATTGCAAAAGTTGGACAAGCCTCGTAGCAGCATAAGGACGGTGAACAAGATGAGGAAAAGCAAAAGGCGCACAAGAGCCGAAACAGTACTTAAGTACGCGATAATCACGATGTGCGGATTGATCATCTTCACGCTGGCGAATGATTCCGCAAATGCCGAACGCATATCCAGCAGCGTGGGTGGCGAGGCAGTGTTCGTTCTTCTGCCGGTGCTGTGGTGGGTCATTGAAAGAACAATAAAGGATTCGGTTGCGGAAGCCAGGAAAGTCAAGCACAACAGAAAAGAGAGGACATGGCGATGAGCGAGAAGAAAACGCTGCACAATGTGTGGCTCATACAGGACAAGGTTCCAATTGATGAGTCAGCGGACAATGTTCCGGTCGATGATTCTGATGACTCTGAGAGAAAACCCAAGTATTTTGCTGGACTGGCAATAAGCGAAGTCACCGGGAACCAGGTTTCAAGGTTTGAACCGCTGTCCTCTGCTACTAAAGTATATAAGAATGAGAAAGGTGCGAAAATAGGTGCACGCATGGCGGACAAGTACTATGAAAGTCCGTTCATTACCCCGGTGTTCGTTGAGTACGCGGAGTTTGATGTGCCGGAAGAACCACCGAAGTCCTCACCCCCTGCTCCGAAGGAGCCGCCGTCGCGTACTCCTTTGTCGGCTGTCCCTGAAAGCGAACTTGGCGGTTGGATTGCACTGGACAAGCTTTGCGGCAACTATCCGCTGATGCTGCGGAAAAAGGTCGGCACCATTTTCCGTTTTGCAATCGCTTTCAGCGAAAATGATATCCGTTACTTGCCTGCCGAAGAAATTTTCGCCTGGACGCGGTACTTTGAGGAATGCACCAGCTTCGTGGTCGGCAGGATCCGCAACCGCCGCATAGCCGAGGGCAAGGACCCGGACGGCGCTGATGATTGGAAGAAAGGCAGCAGAGCATAATGGCGACACAGATATGCCCGATCTGCAAGAAGGGCGCGAACCATGACGTAGTATCCTGGGTAAGATGTCCGCGATTTGCGGCACCTGTGTGCATGGAGCATTGCAACGAGTGCAGGTTCTTCAGCGGCTACGAAACATCGGTAGTTCACTGCTACTTCGGCAGCAAGGACGAGCCGAACACAAAAAAATAAAGCCTTGAGCAAAGACTCAAGGCTGAAACAAAACAGGGAAATGAATTAAAAATATCCTACTTTAATTATACATCATTTCCCTTTAAAAGTCAATAGGAAGTTTTCAAAAAAAGCGGCGGTAGAGCCGCTTTGACGGCCTTGTAATGAGTATTAACTTTTCGGACATTTCATTCTTCAAGCGGAAAACTCCCTCGACAGTCAGGGGGAAATGATAGTGAGACGGAACTTTATCCGGGAAAAGGCATTCGACGCTCGGAACAGTCGATACAAAGAGGTCGAGCTTTTCGAGTATTCGGAGGAAGAGCAGGAAGCAGTAAGGCAGAAGAGGAAAACACGCACCAGGGCTTCTCCTCCTAAAATCAAGAGTCTTAATGACAAAAACAGCCGAAAGCACTTCCGATGGCTCTTGTTCAACAACTTTGTCGAGGGTGATTATCTTGTTTCCCTGACATTTGACAATGAGCACATACAGAAGAGCATTCCTGAACGTAAGAGGGAATTTACCAATTACATAAAGTGCTTAAGGCGTTTATATGTTAAGAACGGTCTTGAATTAAGATACCTATACGTGATTGAAGGCGTGAACGACGAAGCGCGCTTCCATTATCACCTGGTTATCAATAGCGGGAACGGTAAAGTTACAAGAGATGAGGTTGAGCGGCTGTGGAAGTGTGGCGAACATACGAACAGCAAGCGTTTGCAGCTAGACAGTGATGGTACCTTTACCTCTCTTGCAGTCTACTTGATGAAATCCAAGGATACAAAGAAGAAATGGGAACGCAGCTGGAATGGTTCGCATAACCTCAAGCGTCCGGAAATCACCACCGATGACAACAAGGTATCAAGAAAGACCATGCGGAAGATCCAAGACGCTGCACGAAACGACGAGGTCAGAGCAATCATGAGCAAGGTGTATCCGAAGTTTAAGATCATCGATTATGAGATAGGTCAGAACCCTGTCACAGGTCGGGATTATGCAAGGTTCAGAATGATCAGGCTCGAGTAGAGCCTGATACAAACGAATTCAGCAGTAATGCGGGTTCAGGCAACAAAACAGGTCAATTACCCCGGACACGAGCGGCGCAAAGCCCAAAAAGCCGCGCGAAATCAATCGGGGTGCTATATAGGAGGAATTTTATGAACAGCGAAACACTTAAGCAGCTCGGAGAACCGAGCAACGATATGGAGCGTGAGATATTTGAGTATCTCACTGCTTGCAGTGACCCAGAACTTGATACGCGAATTCTTGAAAAGAAACTCAGCTTAGAGGAGTGTTTAGAGTTTTGCTTCAAGAAAGGCAAGGCTAATGAGGCCAAGGTCAAGAATTACGGTGTATCCAAGATATCAGAAGAGCAGCATTGGAAGTGGGTTCGTGGATATTTCGGCATAAAAGAAGAAAGCGTGTCAGCGGGAAAGCCGCTGCCGATTCCTGTGCAGATGAGCGCCAAGAAACCTGTCATCAGCTTTGATGATCTTCTGTAAGGCGGTGCTGGTATGATAGCATACAAGGAACTGTCGGGAACAATGTTCACCGAGAACATCACCTTCAAAATGAAAGCATCAAAGTCAAGATATAGCAGGAACTATGAATCAACAGGTGTGTATACTGCTGAAACGGTATTCACTAAAAAGCATACTTGTGTCTTATCCGTATGCCTCTATTTGCCCACTGAAAAAGAAAACGAATGGACGCTGGGAGAGAGGCATTTTCTTACCGAGAACGGGGAAATGGCAAGCGAGGCGTACCTCGGTGATGGCGCATTCAAGCGTGGTGAGTTCAAGATAGGCAATGGAAATGTTTCGACACGATGGGGCTACGATTGGTATTGCAGTTTTTCATGGACTTTACGGAGTGGTTTCGCAGACGCATATGCATTTCCCTATGGTGATGCAGATAAGACAATAGGAGATTTCCTGAAACGATTTGACGCTTTTGCAGGATATGATGTACATGATTCCACTTTCACTCCTAAGTGTATGTTAAGCTGGTTGGCAGATTATCAGGTTGATTTCTTTAACGATAAAATCAAGAAAGCCACACAGCGCCGCAATGCTAGGGTTAGGGATCTTATGTATCCATATTCTGACACCCCCGAGGATATGAAGAAATGGATATTCACCGAGCGGCTCAAATTGGCTCCGTGGTTTTACAGCTATTCCCACAAGCATACTCAGAAGGGCAAGTGCTCTGTATGCAAGAACGAATCGCAATTGGACGGAGTTAGGGATTACGCCAAAAGAATATGTCCTGTGTGCGGAGCAGAAATTCAGTGTATTAATATACGCGCAAAACGTTATACAGCATATTGCGCCAAGAAGATAGACTGGGAGAACAGCTGTGACACTGTATATCATCAGATATTATCGGATGGTAAGTTCCTTAGCCGATACTTCTTTTCTATAACACGCTATGAGTATGACATTGACACCGGCGAAATAAACAGAAAAGATGAATTAACCGAATACCGCCGTGATTTTTGGGAAATTGTTCGTGAACAGCAAATTGCAGCGCTTGACTCGGTTTATGAAAAGAGAGCTGAATGGGAGAAAGTTAGTCGGAGATCTATTCGGTATGTTAAGCTCGGAGCATGCTGGCCGGGAAATCTCGTTGAACTGGTGCACGCAACTGGAATACCAACCATACAGAACATGGACATTGCACCTCTTTGTGCAAAGTGGGGCAGGCACATCATAGAATTGCTGAATGGCTTGAAAACGGCTCCCGTTGTAGAAAACCTTGGTAAAGAGGGTTTACACAGTCTTGCAGAGTCAATTATTTATGGTTATGGCGCTGCTGACGGGCTTGGAGTATGCTCTTCAAACAAGCCGTATAAATACCTCGGCGTGAGCAAAACAATTCTTCCTTTTTTCGCTGAAATTGATGTTTCTGTTTTTCAGGTAAAAGTGTGGAGAGAACTTGGGCTGACGGAAAAAGACATTAAGGCATTTTGTAAGCTTTGTAACGAATGTGCTGAGCATTTAAGCGAGGTTTCAAAGATTATGCTTAAATATCGGTTACCCATTGTTCGTCTTAGCAACTATCTTGAAAAGCAGCGGACAAAAATGCAACGTAAATCCGGTGTAGGTATTTTCTTCATAGATTATGTCGTGGCAGCGGAGAAGCTTGGATTTGACCTTACGGGCAATCGCGAATTATTCTTTCCTCAGGACATAAAGAGGGAACATGACAGGTGCAATGACCTGGTATTCATCAAGGAATCTACGGTTCAGAATGAACATTTGCAAAGAAGAACGAAACTGCTTGAGCGGCTTTCATACAAGGATAAGAAGTTTATTATTCGACCGCTGAGGACAATACAGGACTTTGTCAACGAAAGCAATAAGCTGGATCATTGCGTAAAGACTTATACCAAGCGGTGTGTTGAAGGAACTGCAAACATTTTCGGACTAAGGAAGATTGATGAACCCGATGAACCGTATTTTACTGTAAATATAAGCAGCGACGGTAGGCTCATTGAAAATCACGGTCTACACAACGTCTTGCCGACTTCAGAGGTCAAAGCCTTTGTTGATAAGTGGCTTAAGATTGTAACTAAACGGTTGGAAAAGGAACCGATTGATGCATCCGAGAAGGAAGAAACCAAACAGAATATACGAATAGGAGCGTAACACATGAAAACATGCCAGTATTACAAGGGCACCGAGCAAGTCGGTGCTGATTCGACAAGAATCCTCTGCTCATACATGGCGAGCGGCGGAAAAGTTTTCAAGAACAATGACCCGGAAAGTGCGGCTCTGATACAGTGCTGCTGGCACGCAGAGAAAGCGGAAAAGGAGTGTCCGCTTTGGAACGTTGAAACGGCGGACACCATTCTGGACAAGCCGGATGCAGTTCCGAATGACGAGTGCGAAGATGTTGACGGAATCGAATTCAGCGAAGGTGAAAAGCTTCAGATGCTTGCGGACGGATTCCGCAAGATGAGCAAGACGTGCCCCTACTACTCCAGCGAATATGGCAAGGTTGAGGTGAACTATCTCGGCGCTATGGAATTCGAATGTGAACACACCAAGATGATATTCGCAGAGGAAAGCAAAGCTGGCGAATGGCTTGAAAGATGTTGCTCGGCACCGGAAAAGTGCTATCACTACCGTAAGGCTAAGGAAAAGGAGGGACAGCCAGTGGAACAGCAGGCATTCACGACGGAGATTGCAGAAAAGACAGATACATCAATATCAACTGAACGTCAGGACCGAGCGGCGCAGCTTACGCAGCGGATCATGGCAAACGGCAAGATCGCCGCAAGCTCCATGATAGATATGGGGCGTGATCTCAAGGCAGTTCGCGACGAGCGGCTCTTCACCGAGATGGGGTATGAGAATTTCGAGGAGTACTGCGAAAAGAAAATAGGCATAGGCAAGCGCCATGGCTATAACTTTATACAGATTTACGAGAAATTCGGAGAGGAAAAGCTGGGACAGCTTCAGCAGCTCGGTATTACCAAGCTGCTTGAAATTGCAAAGCTGGACGATGAGGACGCCGATGACCTCTTGCATCACAACGATATTAATGCTCTTTCGGTGCGCGAACTCAGTGCGAAGGTGGACGAGTATCGCAATAAGTATGAACAGATGACCATGCTGCTTGAGGAGGAAAAGAGCAAGAATGCTGAAAGTGCATCTCTTGAATCGCAGGTGGAGGAACTGAAGCGGTTTACCGCCACGCTTAACGATAATTACAACAAAGCTCTCAAAGAGAAAGCGGAAGCTATTAAAGAACATCAGTCCGAGATGAAGAAGCTGACCGCTGACCGGGATAAGCAAATTAACGAGCTGAAAAAGAAGCAAACCGACTATGAGGAGCTTGAACAGCGATATAAAGAAATCGCAAGCCGTCCTGCAGAAATCTCCGAGGAAGAGCGGAACGTACTCATTCAGCAGGGACGCGATGAAATGCGTAAAGAAAAAGACGAGGACTGGAGCAACGTCGTTGAACTGGCAAGAAAGACGGCAACCCGAAATACAGAGAAGAAATTTACTGAGGAAATCAGCAGTCTCAAGATTCTGAACGACGAGCTGCGCAAGGTTGCTGACGGTGCCAAGGAGTCCACGAAGAAGTACAAGGACGAGGTTGAAAAGCTGAAAGCCGAAAATGCTGCTTTGCAATCGAATGCACAGGTGGTCGAAGTTCCTGCTCCTGCTCCAACGAGCGGCGCACGTGATAAGGTAAAGTTCTACTTTAAGCAGATAGAAACAGCATTCACCGCTGCGACAGAGGCTGTGTCCGAGGCTGATACCGAAGAGCGTGCCGAGCTTACTTCTGCGCTTAAGAAAGTGTTGGAGCGCATGGGCGCGATATTAGAACAGACCTAATAACGGGAATGTCAGATTGAATTCGGGTGGGGAACATTCCCTACCCGGAAACAATCCATTGTTGGAAGGTGAGAAATTGTGAAGAAAAACAATGAAATCCAGAATAAGTGCGGTCATTGCAAGTATGCCCACGTCAAGAAGTACGGTACAAGCGTGTACTGCCAGATTCACGACGATACGCTTAAAGGCATCAGTTCAAAGGCTTGTGAGAAGTTCGAGGAACGACCGGATAGAGAAAAGGAGAGAGCAACATGACCAAAGAAGAACTTCTGGAAACAGCAAAACCTATCCTTTTCAACACCGAGATGGTGCAAGCAATTCTGAATGGACTTAAAACAACGACAAGGCGGTGTATAAAAGCCAAGAGTAAAAACGCGTGTGGATTTTATGTTACATTCCGGGAGTCAGATGACTCTTTTACGGGCGTATATGACTATGATGAAAACGGAAAGATGTTTGAAAGTCCACAGACACAACCAGCATACAAAGGCGATATTCTCTATGTTAGGGAATCATGGAGCTGGTGTCCTTGTTGGGACTGTGGTATGGAAACAGATGATGGCAAGTGCGCCGATCCCAACGGTCACAGAAGATACAATTCCGAAAAGAAGGAGTATGGATGCTATTATTTCAAGGCATCTGCTCATGCTGGAGAACAGCCTCCAGGTCTTGAACATTGGAAACCCTCAATACATATGCCGAAAGAAGAAGCCCGAATATTCCTGCTGGTAACTAATGTGAGGGTGGAAAAGGTGCAGGACGTTGTCACCGGTGATTACCGCACACCTGGCAACATCAACGCCGAGGGCTTGTACAAGCCCTGCGAGAAGTGTATGCATCACAACGGAGATTGCAAGGATTTCATCCGAGATAACACATGCCGGCTAGTTAACAGCTTTGCTGCCTTATGGAACGGAACGGTTTCTAGATCAGACCTTGAAGTATACGGTTGGGCGGCCAATCCATGGGTTTGGGTCATTGAGTTCGAAAGGATAAAGGTGGATTGAAATGGCTGATACAACAAACTGGCTCGAAAAGACCAAGGAAAGCTGCAACGACTACTACAAAACATATCGCGCTGCGTGGTGCAGACGGTCTGGACTTACGATGATGGATTCCTCCTGCTGGGAGCAGATCCAGGCGGAGGATCTCTACACTGTTTCCCGTGCCAAGAAAAAGCACGTCAGCATTGATATGAAGCACGTTTGTGCATGGTACAGAGTTTGGAACGGCTATGTTCCCATGTTCCGAGCGTCACGGAAAGACGGTGATAACAGTGGCTGAACAGAGAAGAAGGGCTCTTACTCCTTTTGAACGTCAGCAGATTTATGATAAATTCGGCGGGTGCTGCGCTTACTGTGGCTGTGAAATCACAATCAAAGAAATGCAGGCAGATCATATGATCCCGCTGCACCTCGGCGGCGCTGATGAGATTTCGAACCTCTACCCTGCGTGTCGAGCTTGCAATCATTACAAGTCCACATATACCGTTGAGAAGTTTAGAGCAGTAATACAGCAAGCGCCGGCGGTGCTAATGAAAAGCAGCGCAACATACAGAAACCTCGTCCGGTTCGGGCTAATTAAGCACCCGGAAAAAACTGTGGTGCGGTTTTATTTCGAAAGGGAGTTAGCGAGAATGACATCAGAAGAAGCAATCGCAATAATACGCAGAAAAACAAGTATCCCTGATAGCGGAGAAGCCTTTGAGGATATTGAAAAGGCTTACGATATGGCTATTGAAGCCCTTGAAAAGCAGATATCCAAGAAACCTATCCAAAACCGCAATGAAGGTATACGATACACAAGCACCTATTCTTGCCCCAGCTGTGGAGGCAGATTTGCTGGAACAATGGTAGCCGATTACTGCTACCATTGCGGGCAGGCTTTAAGGTGGGATGATATGTTCCGGGAGTGTTTCGGCGAGAGTTCCATTGATGAGGAGGCAGAGAAATGAGTGAACACATAGCGCGCGAACGCGCATTGGAGATTCTGAACGATATAGGCGGGTGCGGAGCAGAACCCGAAAGCTATACAGCAGGCTGGGACGAGGCGATAAACGCGGCGTACGAAGCTATACAGAGCGAGCCAGCCGCCGATGTTGCGCCGGTGGTGCATGCACATTGGATAAACGAGCCTCCTTATAGAGCGCTTAATGGGGATTTCAACAAAACGCAGGAATGCTCGAGGTGTCATAGAACTTATGTCAGCGCCGGAAATACTCCGTATTCCAATCATAAGTTCTGTGCAGAATGCGGCGCCAAAATGGACGGTCCGGTAGAGTGGCTGAAGCTATGAACCGTTCGAAGATAATTTCCTTAGTTATAAACCGTGTTGGAGGTGATTAAGAGTGAAAGGCGAACTTAAGATACAGCGTGACCCGACCAGAAGAAAGTTCCGGTGTCCGGTATGGACTGTTACGCTTTTTGCGTGGGAGTTCCCGCTCGATAAATTCAGGAAGCGCGTTGTAGCCGCAATACGTAAAATGGACGGGTTTGTCGGGTGGTGTGATCCCAAGGTGTTCTTCCATGAAGATGACAGAGGGATGCTTTATTTCGCGCTTTTTGACAGCCAGGCACATGCAGAAGCTGCAAGAGATTTGATTCGCACCGAGTTTCCAGAGCAGAGCGTCGGCGCAAACTGCTGCTTACATTATGCCGCAAGGGAACCTATCCAGCAGGAATCCCAAAGTGATACGGGATTTACAGAATTTCTTGCAAAGATGATCCAGAATTCCGTAAACGGAGGCAAGCCCAATGAGTAAAAAGCGGTGTCATTTTTGCGAAGATCTCAAAATGCTGAAAAGCAAGGCCGATATCCCATCAGAAATAAAGTCGGTGTATTTAACAACGCTGGCAAGAAGGTTGAGCGTTAATGGCAGGGTCAAAAGCTGGTGCAACTATGGAAGTTACAAACTCAAATATTGCCCGGAATGTGGTCGGAAAATCGAACAGGAGGGTTGTTTACAATGAGTGTGGAAGCAAATCACTCTTTGAATGATAAAAATCAAGATGGATTCATAAAAATCATTTCGGAGATGACAAACAGGTATCAGATATGGGAAATATGGGCGGACTTCATAGCGCTAACAGCTATTTCTTGTTCTCAGCAGTTTGACTTCCGGAAAGAACGGGAAGAACGATATCTGGCGATTGCTAGCAAATACGACAGCGAAGAGATGAACAGCTTTTCACGGCTTTTTGCACTTGTTATGGACGGATATGAGCAGAACAGAGAGCAGGATATGCTTGGCAGCATATATATGAAGCTGAATCTTGGAAGTCACTGGACTGGTCAGTTCTTCACACCGTACAGAGTATGCCAGGCTGTGTCGGGCATTTCATCCGATGATGCCGTAAGGCTGATTCAGAAAAAGGGGTATGTGACAATGCTCGACAGCGCTTCCGGCGCAGGTGCAATACTGATTTCAATGGCAAATTCTATTCAGCGTTCGCTTGTGGCCGGCGGTTCCCGTCTTAAATTGCAGGATCATGTGCTTGCGGTGGCGCAGGACCTTTCGGAAAACACGGCGCTGATGTGCTACATACAGCTTTCGTTGCTTGGAATAGCTGCTATCATCTATATCGGGGACAGCCTGGAAGAACCGTATCGCTTCGATCCGCTTTGCACACCGCCTGCGGATAACATATGGTTCACGCCGATGTATTTCAGCGATGTATGGAATGGGAGGAGAAAGGTGCGGATGATCACCAGGATAACAAATGCAGGGAGGAATAATAATGGACGAAAAGTTCTGTGATTACTTTGACAGGTGGGTCAAGGAGTTCAAAGAAGGCAACATAAGAGAGGTAACTCTTGACAAATATTACTGCACCTCAAAGGCAATTCGGAAAATAGCACCCGATCTCATGATGTCGGAGCTTGACCGAACGGCGTATCAGGGAATACTTAATGTTTATGGCGAAACACACGAGAAAACCACGGCTCTTGATTTTCACCATCACCTTAAAGCGTGCATATCTGACGCGAGAAACAACGGAGACCTGAAGAACGACCCCACGTATAAAGTTGCTGTCAAGGCTATGGCTTCAAGAGAGAAAAAGCCTAAATTCCTCAGTCAGTTTGAGGTACAGCTTCTTGTTAAAAGTCTTAACCTTGACGGTAAGTTAGGTTATGACCATCTTCTTTTTCTCATCATAAAGACCGGATTAAGATTTTCGGAGGCGCTGGGGCTTACGCGAAAGGATTTTGATTTTGCAGCGCAGACGATAACTGTCAATAAGACGTGGGGTTACAAAAAAGGAAGCGGAGCGCAGTTTGAGCCCACGAAAAACGCTTCATCAATCAGAACTATACAGGTCGACTGGATCACGCTTCAGAAGTTTTCTGACCTCATAAAGGATATTCCGGAAAACGAGCCTATTTTCAGATATGGTCGGCAATATAGCATGTGTAATTCATGTGCCAACGATATTCTTGAAGCAAAATGCAAGCAACTCGGAATACCTGTGATATCCGTTCATGGTTTACGGCACACGCACGCTTCCCTTCTCCTTGCCGCCGGGGTATCTATTGCAAGCGTGTCAAAGAGGCTCGGACATTCGAACATGTCTACAACACAGAACATATATTTGCACATCATTAGGGAGCTGGAGAACAAGGACAACGCGCTTGCGGTATCATCAATGCTGAATATTGGTTCATAGTGAAATGGCATAGGGGAGAAATGATTTGATCACCAATGATAAAATCAGAAAAAGGCTTGTTCCGGTCTATCTAAAGGAGTACTTCGAGGAACGTCCAAATGAAACGCTGTCATCGGAAAAACTGCTTGACATGCTTAATTTGCACGGAATTGATCTGTGGCATAGAGCATTGGCAGAATACATAAAGGCTTTGCGCGTTTATGGTATGGACATTAAATCAATGAAAGGTCCCAATGGTGGGTATTGTTATAGGCGGTAGTCGAAAAGCAAGTTTAAAACAACCGCAAGAAAGGAATTATCATGATAATTAAGAAACTCGCAAAGCTCGTGAAAAAGGCACATTACCTTGGCATAACCTCTACGATCAACGAGCAGTCACAGCAGTGGCTCGGAGGAAACTGGGGTCTTTACGATATTTCCGATTTGCCGTCAATAACGTATGAACAGGCTTGTGCCATGTTCGATTTCAGTGCAAAGACAATCGACAAGACATGGGACGATAACGATGGAGCGTGGATACTTGCCAAAAAGGTTGAAACGGCCTGCAAATTCAGAAGATTTGAAGCAGACGAAATCGAAATACACTCGACATTCTTCGGAGATGAAGAGATGAAAGTCGTTGTCGACAAAGACCAGACTGCGTTTGCGTTTATTCCCGCTGAGCTGCTTTCGCCCATCGTTGAAACAGAATATACACAAAAGGTGCTTATTCAGGGCGAGGACGATGCTACATATCTGCTTGTATACAACGGTTTACAGTTGGTTGCAATGATTCCGTCACTTCGTATTCCGAAAGGAATGGTGGACTCCTGGCAGGAATCGCAGACCAAGATATACAACTGCATGAGCCTTTATCTGAATACTTTGGCAGCTGAGGAGGAACGCAGAGCGGCAAGCGATTCCGAGGTCGAACATCAGTATACGTTCGATGAGAACGAGGACACGGAGGACGAGGAAGATGCTGAATAACGAAATAGGAAGTCAGTTGAAAAATTTACGAGAAAGAAAAGGCTTAACTATTGAGCGGGTAGCCTATGCTGTTGATGAGATCCCCAGCGAGGTCGAGTTTTGGGAGAGCGGCAAGCTCAAGCCCTGCGCCGATGCGAAGAGAAAGCTGGAGTTTCTGTTTAGCTGTTTTGGCGACGATCACAAGGAGCTTGCAAAGGTAAACGAGGAAAACTATTCCGACTTTTTCAATTATCCAGAATGCGTTGACGTTCCTGAAAATTTCCCATCTTGGCTCAAGGCACACGGCTTTTTCGCTGCTCCCGCCTCCCTTGGACATCATGGAAACCAGCGCGGTGGACTTTATATACACTCTAGTCAAGTTGTAGCCGAGCTGGAGAAATATACGCGAAACCTCGGATTGCAGTGGAACGACAGCAGGAGCGCTTGGCTCGTCGGGATGTTCCATGACCTTTGCAAGGTCGATGACTACTGCTACAACTGGGCCGGTGACAAGTGGGAATGGAACAAGAACCAGATACTCACAGGTCATGGCGAAAAGTCCCTGATAATGCTCCAGCGGCATATTACCCTCACTGAACAAGAGATAGCGTGTATTCGCTGGCACATGGGGTCGTTTACCGATCAGAAAGAATGGGAGTACTACGGCAGAGCGGTCGAACGGTACCCGGCTGTACTCTTTACTCACACTGCTGATATGTACGCGTCGCGCGTTCTGGGGGTATAAATGCAGCACATAGAAGATAACGAACAAATGATACTTATTCGCTGGGCGCAGTTCGAAAGCGGCAGACACCCCGAGTTGTCGTTGCTGTTTCATGTCCCGAACGGCGGCAAGCGCAGCAAGGTCGAAGCTGCAAGGTTCAAGGCGATGGGAGTGCAGGCGGGTGTTCCAGACCTGTTCCTCCCTGTTCCGCGTGGCGCGTATCACGGACTTTTTATCGAGATGAAAGCTCCAAAGGGGCGGACGTCTGATGCACAGAACACATGGATAGAAAAACTGAAGAACAACGGATATGCAGTCGAGGTGTGCTATGGCTTTGAGGCGGCTCAACAAACGCTGCTTTCATACCTCAACGGAAAATAGCTGTTTGCAATCAATTTCAACAAGGAGGTGTAACTTATGGCTAAGAAGAGAAACTGCAGGCGAACACCGGAAGAGGTAAGCATACATGATGAGGCTGTAAAACTCCGCAAAATGACCGACGTTCAGCTTGTCGAAAAGGTTCGTTCTGCATCTGTGGCGGCAAGTGAGACGCCTACAGCATTTGAGGAGCAGGCAACTTCGACCAAGAGTGTTGCTGAATTCCTCGAGGCATTCGCAAATGCCAATATTCCGGGCGTGGGGAAGATAACACTCAAGAAGATGAACACATTCGCAAAAGACAACGGATATCTTTAATAAAGGGGATTGGACGATATTATGACGGTAGCAGAATTAAATAAATATTACCTGCTGGAGGACGCTATTCGAGATGATAAAGAGAGAATCGCGAGGATTGAAGCAAAACTCTGTGGTTCCAGCGCCTTCGATACGAGCGGTGTACCGAAGAATCCTACACCGCGCAACCGTACTGAGGACAGCTTTATCGAGCTGGCACACCTCAAGACGGAGCTTGGCAATGAGGTCAAGGAGTATGAGGCTTTGAAAGTCAGAATTGAGCGGTATATCGCGCGTATCAACGACCTGCTTATTAAGCGCATCATGGAGAAGCGAGTTCTCAAGCATAAAAGCTGGAGGACTGTTGCGGAGGAGCTCGGTGGGGGGAACACCATCGACTCCGTCAAGAAGATGTACTATCGCTACATATCGGACAATCCTGATTAAGTTGTCACCAATGTCCCCCATGTCCCGTCCAATGCGTGATATAATGAAAACATAATCAGATGCAATGCACTCCTCAATTTTTGCGTTCTCGCCCGGCGCAATATAAAATTGAGGAGGTTTTATGTTACCCAGGAAAAAATGTGAAGAAATCAAAGCGGTTGAGATGCCGCCTATCAAGGAGTATCTGAAAGAGATACAGCGCGACGGCAGCGAACTTGGAGCCGATGAGGTGTTAAAGGACACGCTCAAATGGCTTGATTCGCGCGGGATGAAGAACGCTGTATCAATGCAGATGGTCGAGCAGTATGCATTCTCCGTGGCTCGGTGGATACACCTTGAGCGGCACATCTCGAAGTATGGCTATATCGCCAAGCACCCGACCACCGGTGCACCTATTCAATCTCCGTATGTAGCGATGGCTCAATCTTACATGAAACAGGTCATCGCGATACGGAGTGAAATCAATCTTCAGCTTAAAGAATCACGTCCCGCGCCGACGACGTACGTTCGGGAGGTGGTTTACGGTGAGTAACGAGCTGAACTATTACCTTGCGGACGTTGAGGAGCTTATCCCCTATGCGCGAAATGCCAGGACGCATTCCTCTGCACAGATAACACAAATTGCCGCGTCAATAAAAGAGTTCGGGTTCCTCGCCCCTATCGTCATTGCCGAGGATAACACGATTTTGTGCGGTCACGGTCGCTTTTACGCCGCGCAAAAACTGGGCTTAAAGAAAATACCCTGCGTCAAGGAATCACACCTCACCGAGGCGCAGAAACGCGCATATATCATCGCAGACAATAAGCTGAGCATTAACGCAGGCTGGGATGATGAGTTGCTCGCTGTGGAGCTGTCAGACCTGCAAGGCGAGGGCGTTGACCTATCTATCACAGGTTTTGACGAAAAGGAACTTGCGGACTTATTCGATGATAAAAGCAAATCTGATGTTGAAGATGACGGGTACGATCTGTCAGCCGCATTGGAGAAAGCGGCATTTGTACAGCGCGGCGATATCTGGACGGTAGGCAGACACCGTCTGATGTGCGGCGATGCTACCAGCGCCGATGATGTTGCCGCTCTGATGGGAGGCAAGCGCGCGAACCTGCTCCTGACAGATCCGCCGTATGGCGTATCGTTCAAATCATCGAGCGGCTTGACCATTCAGAATGACAGCATAAAGGACGAAGATTTCTACAGCTTCCTTAAATCGGCTTTCAGCGCGGCGGTCGACTGCCTCGAAAAGGGAGCGGCGGCATACATCTTCCATGCTGATACGGAAGGACTGAATTTCCGCCGGGCTTTCGTTGACGCTGGCTTTCATCTCGCTGGCTGCTGTATCTGGGTCAAAGATAGTCTGGTTTTAGGTCGGAGTGACTATCAATGGCAGCATGAGCCGGTTCTATATGGATTCCTGCAAAATGGTAAGCACTCATGGTATTCAGACCGAAAGCAGACCACCATATGGAATTTCGCTAAGCCTAAGAAAAATGCGAACCACCCCACGTCGAAACCGCTTGACCTGCTTTCATACCCCATTCAGAATTCCACGCAGGAAAACGCTGTCGTTCTTGATACGTTCGGAGGGAGCGGCTCAACGCTTATGGCGTGTGAGCTGACGAACCGTATCTGCTACACTATGGAATTGGACGAGAAGTATGCCTCTGTCATTCTGCGGAGATACGTTGATGATACTGGATGCCCTGATGATGTATTTGTAGAGCGAAACGGTGAAAGAATCCCATATGCTTCACTTGCAAAGGCGGTGGAGCATGAGTGAACTGACTTTAGGCAGTCTGTTTGATGGCAGCGGCGGCTTTCCTCTAGGTGGAGTGCTTGCGGGAATAACTCCGCTGTGGTCCTCGGAAATAGAACCGTTTGCCGTCCGTGTCACAACAAAGCGACTGCCTCAGATGAAGCACTTCGGCGACGTGTCTGTGCTTAACGGCGCGGAGCTACCGCCTGTCGATATTATCACATTTGGCAGTCCGTGTCAGGATATGAGCATTGCCGGAAAGAGGAGCGGCTTGGACGGCGCACGTTCCAGCCTGTTCTATGAGGCAGTCAGGATAATCAAGGAAATGAGGTGTGCAACAAATGGCAAATACCCGCGATACTGCGTGTGGGAGAACGTTCCCGGAGCATTCAGCTCAAACGGCGGTGAGGACTTTCGGTGCGTCCTCGAAAGCCTGTGTAAAATCAAAGACGAAACCGTTTCTGTTCCTCGATATGAGAGATGGACAGCAGCAGGATATATCATGGCAAAAGACTTCTCCGTTGCCTGGAGAGTCTTTGACGCTCAATACTGGGGAGTACCCCAGAGAAGAAAACGCATCTACCTTATCGCAGATCTTGATTCCGAATGCGCCGGAAAGATATTGTTTGAGTCCGAGGGCGTGTCGCGGTATTCTGCTGAGAGCTTCCGCGCGTGGCAAAGAACTGCCGCCGTTGCTGAGGGCGGCATTGGAGCGGCAAGCGGGGGCTTAATGAACGCTACCGGCTTTTGCGCGGAGCATTCGGCGAAAGCACGTGGAATCGGCTACGAGGAAGAAACCTCGCCCACGCTCCGCGCTGGGACGATACCAGCAACTGTCTACGAAAATCATTCACAGGACACACGGTATACCGGACCGCTTGATGTCGCTCCAACAGTAAGTTCGACCTATGGAATGGGCGGGAACAATCAGCCGTTTGTTGTGACCAAAGAAACGAGATGCTTTGATGTAAGGTTTACCTCCGAGGGAACAAAGAATGCCAGGCATAATTGCTATGAAACTACTACGTCGCGGACAATAGATACCGGCGGTAATGCGCCGGACTCCAACCAAGGCGGGGTTGCTGTTGTATCCGTCCAGGGCTCAATGATAGGCAGGTCGGACAAAAACGGACCGCAAGGCAGCGGAGTGAACGAGGATGTTTCTTTCACGCTGAACGCTACCGATCGTCACGCAGTAGCTTTTTCGCCGACGCGGGTATACAGCACGAGCAAGAACTCATACCACACAGAAGCTACCGAGAATGTTGCAGGCACTCTTGTGGCATCTGATTATAAGGATCCGCCGACCGTCGCGGAAGAACCTCAATATATCGTCCGGCGGCTCATGCCTACGGAGTGCGCTCGGCTGCAGGGCTTTCCGGATTGGTGGTGCGCCGACCTTGGAACAGCAGAGCCGACCGAGGATGAACTTGAATTCTGGCGGCACGTCTTTGAAACCCATCGTAATATAACCAGCGGCTCAAAGAAGGCAAAGTCAGATAAGCAACTCCGCGCATGGCTTAAAAGTCCTCACAGCGATTCAGCGGAATACAAGCTGTGGGGGAACGGCGTTGCTTTGCCCTGCGTTTTCTTCGTCCTTTCGGGCATTGTTTACTATTCACAGTTGAATGTTGAAAGTTTGTGAGTTTATTCTCTTGATATGTGTTCCTTTCGGAGTTAATATATAGCTGGTCAGCAGGCAGCACCGAGCGGCATAATATACACATAATTCCGCTGTACATTTCGTGTAATATATTGTTCCTAAACCGCTTGCTATTATCTCGCTTTAGAGTTAATATGTACACACCGAAAGGGAAAACAAAGCCAAACGGAGGACACGACAATGAAAAACACACAGGTACAGATCGAGGGCATTAAGAACCAGACCATAGGCGTTGAGGTCGAGATGAACAACATAACAAGAGCGAAAGCCGCGCAGATCGCCGCTGAGTTCTTCGGAACGCACCGCCACGAAAACACCGCCGGCCGCAACGGATACTGCACCTTCTCCGCTTGGGACAGCGAGGGGCGCGAGTGGAAATTCCAGAAAGACGTAAGCATTCACGGACCTGACGGTGAAAAGTGCGAAATGGTAACGCCGATCCTTACATACAGCGATATCGAAACACTTCAGGAACTCATTCGCCGACTTCGCAAGGCAGGAGCCAAGAGCGACGCGACAAGGGGCTGCGGGGTACACGTTCACATCGGCGCGCAGGGACACACCCCACAGAGCCTCAGAAATCTCGCAAATATAATGGCAAGCCACGAAAGCCTTTTAGCAAGCGCCCTCAACATCGACAGAGGAAGAATGAACCGCTACTGCCGCACGGTAAGCCCCGCATTCCTCGAACAGCTCAACCGTAAAAAGCCCCAGACCATGGCGGAGCTTGCGGACATCTGGTACACTAGCCAGAACGCAAGCTACGGCCGGTCAGCGCATTACAACGACAGCAGATACCACATGCTTAACCTGCACGCCACTTTCACCAAGGGCACGGTTGAGTTCAGGTTTTTCCAATTTGATGCACCGAGCGGCACAAGGCAGAACGGACTTCACGCAGGACAGCTCAAGAGCTACATTCAGCTTTGTTTAGCGCTCAGTGCGATGGCAAAGAACGCAAAGAGCGCAAGCCCCAAGCCCCAGCAGGTGGACAACCCTAAATACGCGATGCGCACTTGGCTCCTTCGCCTTGGATTTATCGGGAACGAGTTCAAGACCGCAAGAGAAACTTTCACAAACCGTCTGAGCGGCGACGGAGCTTTCCGAAACGGCAGAACTGCATGACCCCGGCAAACCTCCCCTGACCGCTTCGCGGTCTTAGGGTGGTAGAAGGGCAATTCTTCAGAAAGGACGTATTTTTATGAAAGAAAAACTCTACTTGGCTTATGGCAGCAACCTCAACATTGTTCAGATGATCATACGCTGTCCGGACGCGAAATTCTACGGAACGGCTGAAATCAAAGACTACGAGCTACTTTTCAAAGGTAGCAAGACCGGGGCATACCTGACCATTGAACGGCGAAAAGGCTCTAACGTTCCTGTGGGCGTATGGGCGGTCACGGAGCGCGACATTAGCGCCTTAGACCGCTACGAGGGTTTCCCTGCATTCTACTACAAGAAGGAATTCCGACAGCAGATATGGGGCAAGGACGGCGAGGACTTGGGCGTCCACGACTGCTTTGCTTACATTATGCATGAGGATAGGCGGATAGGGATACCAAGTTCGGTGTACATCAACACCTGCAGAGAAGGGTACAAAGATTTCGGATTTGATATCAATATCCTGATGGATGCAGTAAAGAGAAGCAAGGAGGCAGCACTATGAAAGAAACAACATCAAGAAGAGCGGCGCAATGCCCCAAGTGCAGCGCGATTTATACCGCACCGCCTGCAATATCGCGCGATGATGGCCACACACTCATTTGCCCGGAATGCGGCACAAGAGAGGCTTTGAAGAGTATCGGAGTGTCAGCCGAGGAGCAGAGCAAAATCATCGACATCATTCACCGCTGCTACAAAAGGTAAAATACACATGATAGCCGCGAAATCTTTGTGCAGGATATTCTTTTGCAATCGCTTGCAATTTCGCCACTTTAGAGTTAATATGGACACACCGAAAGGAAATACACATCAAGCAGGAGGAAAAGAATATGTGGACACAGGGAGCAATAGGAATACCGAGCAGCAACGGCGGCATGACATCGGTGAGCTACTGGGTGAAACACTACGAGAACGAAAGCCAGTTCGGAATTGACAACGGCAGAATCTCCAAGCTAACACTTGTCCAGAACAGCAAAGTAGTGTACAACTACGACCGAGGCGAGGACGTCGAGCCTCAGACATCAGAAGCGGAAAAGGCACTTGCTATCCTGCTGAAAGAGTACAACTAACACCACAACACGGCATCGATAAAAGGGCAGAGAGCGGCGCAAGGGCGCTGTTCCTGCCTTTTGCCGATGTGAACGCCCCCTCAAGGTACTGTGACCCGGGGGCGGGGTGAGGTGAGGCTCGCCGACGCCCAATTTTCGCCTAGTCATGGAGAAAAAAACGGGTCACTTGAATTGAAAAAATATTTTTGGGGGTATAGAAAATGGCAAGGAAAAAAGCACAGGAAACCGAGGTCAAAAAAACAGCGTCGGAGGTGGATACAAAGCCAGTTCAGGGCGGGGCAAAAGCCACCAAGGGTACCGCAAAAACCACGCCTAGCGGCAAGAAAACGGCGAAAAGCGGAGCAAAACAGACTACAAGCACCGCCAAAGGGAGTGCGGATACCAAGTGTAAGACTGAGAAGAAAACAGCTCCGGAAGCAGCCACGGATAAGCCGGCGCGCACTCCACGCAGGAAAGCGGCTGATGTTCCCTCTGTGAGCAGTGACAGCGCGGTGCTTGACGCGGCGGCAAGGCTGGAGGATATGGAGGAAGAAGCGCGTACAGAGGCGGCACAGGACGCACGTCCCGCGAACTTGAAGCCGGCGGAGATCATATACTCGCTGAAAGCCGGGGCGCAGATATTCGTGAAGACCGCCGACATTGTAGCGGCGACCGGAAAGACTACGTCATGGATCCGCGACATAACAGCGCGTGGAATCATCAAGGAAACCAAGACAAAGCACGGTGCGCTCTACGACTTTACGCAGACCATGAGGGCTTATTGCGCATCGCTGGAATCACGCCGGAGCGATGAAGATACCGCCGATGTGGAGCTTAAGCGGAAAAAGGCAGAGGCAAAACTCAAGGAGTCCAAGGCGGTCATCGCGGAAATGCAGGCAAAGGAGTTCCAGGGCAAAATGCACCGTTCAGAGGACGTACAGAAAATGACCGCTGACCTGCTCTACTTTGTTCGCGGCGGGCTTGTGGCTCTTGCCGGAAGATGTGCCACTGAGTGCGCTGCGTCCTCCGAGCCGGCGGAGGTGCAGAAGATCATTGAGCATGAGGTGCATGAGATCCTTAAGGACTTATCCGAATACAAGTATGATCCGAAAAGATATGACGAGCTGGTGCGTCAGCGGACTAACCGCGAACTTGACGCTGACTTCGATGATGACGATGAAGAATAATTTCTTGTATGAAATCAGTCTGCGATTGGGTTTGCTCATATTTTCATGATTTTATTTTTGTTACCTCTTGACAAATGCGTATAAAAGGCGTATAATATAAAAGAAAGGAGGTACAATATGAAAAAGGCTGATCTTGAGCGGTTGTTCAAGAGAAACGGCTGGATTTTTGAGCGTAATGGCGGAAATCATGATGTTTGGACTAAAGGCAATCAAACAGAAGCAATCCCAAGACATCGTGAGATCAATGAAGCTCTTGCTAAGGCGCTTATAAAGAAGCATAATCTCAAGTAACCGCAAGCTCCCCGAAAGGGGAGCATAAAGGCGGGGTGAAAGGAGTTGTAATATATGAGCACAAAAATGGTTTATCCGGTAATATTCCACAAAACCAAAGACAAAGTCCCATATTTCGTTGAGGTTCCTGATCTCGACGTTATGACACAGGGAAAATCAATTCAAAACGCAATAGAAATGGCACGGGAACGAATATGTATAAAAGTAATCCAACTAGAAAAAGAAAAAACGAAAATACCCAATGCATCTGAATTAAGTACAATCATAACCAATGACAAAAATGCATTTGTTTCTCTTGTCGACGCTGATATTGAAGCGTATAAGCGAAGCATGGAAAACCGTTGCGTAAAAAAGAATTGCACCATTCCTGGAAAACTTAATGATGAGGCTGAAAAGGCAGGAATCAACTTTTCAAAGGTTTTACAGAAAGGGCTAATGGAAGAACTAAGAATGATCAATGGCTGCTAATGCATTAGTCATACAATCCAGCAAGTCAGATCTTATCTGATTTGTTTGGCTTAGGTCTTATAGAGAGTTCAATTGGAGTTTTCCAAAGAATATCTGCCAAATACTTCTTTTGCTGTGTGGAAACCATCTGATCATAATGGATTCCGCAGACAAATGGTTTTTTTTGATAGTCTGCCCCGCAAGTCAGATTTCATCTGATTTTGCGGGGCATTTTCTATTTTTGATAATATCTTTTTCAGATATTTTTGCAATTTGTCCCGAATGTCCCCCATGTCCCTTTATATTTGTGATACAATATAATCGAAAAAATACCGTTTGAGGCGACGGACACAGAGCCAACATTCAACCAGTCTGATCACCGCGCCCAAGCGGTATTTTTGTTCGATTCAAACAGAGTAATAGCGCGGGCTTGCAACACCGCGCAGACGATACAAGGCGCAGGGGCTTTCTCCTTTGACCCTGCGCAGATTTCAGAGCCGCACAGTGCCGCGCCTTAGCGCGTGCGGTGCAAATCCGCAGGCTCTTGTCAAGACGTTGTGTATACAATACACGGCACAGGCGCGGACTACTCATCCGTTCGCGGTGAAACAGAGGTAATGCGGGAGCGCACTATCCGAGGTGGAACTGTGGTGTTCGTGTGGCAGTAGCTCAGTTGGCAGAGCGGGGGACGCAATCCCTATGTCGGCGGTTCAAGTCCGACCTGCTGTCTTGGGACGGTGGTATATGTCGGGATACGGTTATGGTAAAAAGTCAGTATTTATACTGGTTCAGCCCACTGCCGGCGGGTTCGATCCCCGCTGCCGCCTACCTATCGACCCTCGCTGCACATGAACGGCAGGGGTTGTCCTTTCAAATGTCGAAAGCGGCTGTTGTGCTAGGCAACAACCGCAACACGGGAACGCAGCGCGGCAAGATGACGCGCAAGATCTTCTGTGTGCAGTTAGGTGCTAATCTCACACAGGAAAAGTGCCAGCGGGGCAGGACCCGCCGTTCCCGCCTTTTCGGGTGCATGGCTCAATGGTAGAGCACCGGACTTTTAATCCGGATCATGTGGGTTCGATTCCCACCGTACCCACCAAGCCCTATGCGGCTTTAATTCGGGCGATAATATCAATAAATCCGTGTGTCAGAAAGGGGTTTGAGCGGCGGGAGGTGGCGGTGTGTTCCGAGAATCAGAAAAAGATCGGGTGAACAAGCTGAACGCCTGCCTTGCGAAGATCCTTAGCGGCATGAAGCCGCCGGAAGATCTCACTGTATCACAGTGGGCGGACAAGAACCGCCGACTTACCTCCGAGTCATCAGCGGAAGTCGGCAAGTGGCGGACGTCGCGAACTCCGTATATGTTTGATATCCTGGACAGTTTTACTGACCCGCTTATCGAGCATATCGTAGTTGTCGCCGCGTCGCAGGTTGGTAAGTCTGAAACCATTAACAACATGGTCGGATACTGCATAGACCAGGATCCCGGACCGATACTGCTGATACAGCCCACGATTGACGATGTTAAGCGTTACTCGGAAATGAGAATTGCGCCGATGATTCGTGAAACGCGCTGCCTTAAGCGCAAGGTCGCCGACCCCAAGTCACGCGACGCAGCGAACACCAAGCGGCAGAAGTCGTTCCCCGGCGGTGTGCTCGTCATGACCGGTTCGAACGTGGCGCACGATCTTTCTTCAATGCCTATTCGTTACGTTTTCGGTGACGAGCGCGACAGGTGGGCGACGAGTGCAGGCTCTGAGGGCGACCCGTGGGAGCTGGCGGTTGCAAGAACGCGAACGTTCTACAACAAGAAGATGGTCGAGGTTTCAACGCCGACTGTTAAAGGGGCGTCAGCTATCGAAAACTCTTACAACTTAGGCACGATGGAGCGGTGGAAAACTCAATGTCCCCATTGCGGCGAGTATGTCGAGCTCACATTTGATAATATCAGATTTGAGTACGATGCCGCCGAAAATGGCGACAAGAAGATATTCCACATTTCAGAGATTTTCTATGTGTGCCCGGAATGCGGCGGCATATCCGACGAACACACGATGAAGAGTCAGCCGGCGAAATGGGTCGCCACGGTTCCCGAAGCCAGAAAGCATCACAAAACGCGCTCGTTCTGGCTGACTGCATGGGTTTCACCGTGGGCAACCTGGGAGTCGATAATATTACAGTTCCTGCAGGCGGGGACAGACTCCGCAAAGCTGCAGGTCGTGTATAATACGCAGTTCGGCGAGCTCTGGGAAGAGCGCGGCGACATGGCATCAGAAGATGATGTTATGGCGCGGCGTGAAGTCTATGAGGCAGAAGTGCCGGACGGCGTACTGTTGCTCACCTGCGGTGTGGATACACAGGACGACCGACTAGAATATGAGGTCGTGGGACACCGGCGATACGGTGAAACATGGGGCATAAAGAAAGGCGTTATCCTTGGACGCCCTGACACAGAGGAAGTCTGGGAGCGGCTTGACGAGGTATTATCTCATAAATACAAGTTTAAAAGCGGGGTTTCGTTGCAGATCTCGCTTACTTTTATCGACGAGGGCGGACACTTTACACAGGAAGTTCGCCAGCACTGTCTTGCCCGTCAGTACAATCATGTGTTTGCGATTAAGGGCGCGAACCGTCCGGATATACCGTACACCGCGCCGCCTAAGAAACAAAAAATCGTGGTCAACGGTAAGGTTATCGGACAGGTGTGGGTGTATGAGATAGGCGTTAATGCCGGCAAGCAGAAGATCGTGGACAACCTCCGCGTTCAGTCGCCCGGCGCTAACTACTGTCACTTTCCCTTGCGTGACGATTACGGCAAGCAATTCTTTAAACAGCTGATGTCGGAGCACCTTGCGTATGTTCCGAAACTGAAACACCCCTGGCAATGGCAGAAGATTCCTGGACATGAGCGCAACGAGGCTTTTGATATCCGGAACTACAACCTTGCGGCGTGCGAGATACTTTCGCCTGACTGGGACGCGATAGAGCAGAAGCTCCGAACGGCTAAGCCGGGCGAAGAAAATGCGTCAATTCCCATGAAAGAGAAGAAAGCAAAGCCGCGTAAGCGCAAGAAAAGCGAGTTTTACGATGATTGGTGATGATAACGATGATTAATAAAAATACGGCTCGTAAAATGTATGAACATTATACAAAGCGTATAGACGAACTTATCAAGGCGCAGGAGTCGCTTACGTCTGGCGGCGTAAAATCGTACAAGATCGGTGACATGGAGATCACCAAGTTCGACATGACAAAGCTTGACGAGCTGCTGGAAGAGGCTGTTGACCGGCAGGCATACTATGACGCTATCCTGCACGGAAAGGCAACGCGCAAGACCGTGGGCATAATCCCCACGGACAGATGATACATTTTGCAATCAATTTCAAAAATCAGCAGAAAAGAGGGCGCGAATTTGATCGCGCCTTGATTTCTGCCGGTTTGGGGCTTTAACGGCAGAGTTCATAATTTCTCCGAGGGCTGTGTGCGCGGCAGTAGCGGCGCATGCGGCTCTTCACCGAAGAAAAAGCGCCTGCTTGCGGGCAGGCGCTTTGAATGTGGAAACGGCTTACTCAGCGTTGTCAGGTGGCGGTGTCAGCAGGTCGTTAAGGGTGATGCCAAGCGCGTCGGTGATTTTCAGAGCGTTGGAAACAAGGCAGTCGCCGCGTTTTTCCAAGCCCTCAATAGTCCTTATCGGTATTCCGGTAATTTCGGACATTTGGGGCACGCTGATTTTTGCCCGCTTTCGATATTCCTTGATATATAAAAACATGTTGAAAACCTCACTTTATGAATAGATTCACAGCGCCGATTATTCCGAATACCAGAACGGCGCAAAGTGCGAGCGTGATAAGAAGCTGACCGCCGAACTTAACTATATTTTTCATATCCCCTTGACCTCCTTTCAGAAACGTGGTATAATATTGATAACCCCCGAAGGGGGCTGCGGATAACCGCCCGCAGCTGCGGTTGCTATCAGAAGATTTCTGCGATCTGCTTGATAGCTAAGACCAACAAGGTAACCGTTCCGGCAAGTTCAATTACCTTGAGAAGGAGCTTGTTAAGCTGTTCCAGCAGCTTAATGAGCTCTTTTATTTTATCGATCATTGCTTTCACCTCCCTTCTGACAATATTATTATACCACATTTTAAGGTGGTTGTCAATAGCTTTTTTGAAAAAAATCTCAAAAAAATCTAAAAAATACAAAAAATAGCACCTTGAAAGAGGTGCTTTTTTTATGGGCAAAAACGGCGCATGAGCCGCAATTGCCGACAAGTGAAATCTACAATTTAATACAATCAAGGCACGCCCGGTCAAACGGCGTGCCTTTGTTATTCCACGAAAAAGGGGGGACGTTTATGAGCGGCTCATATGTACATGCAAGCGGGTACGGCGACGCTGGAGCATCGCTTACTAAAAGGTCATTAAGGGCTTTCAATGCGCGTTCGGGCGCGCCGATTGAGGATATAGACTTTCACAATGCAACAATGCGTCAGCGCGGGCGCATGCTATATATGGCTTCTCCGATAGCCGCCGCCGCTGTGAACACTAATCGCACGAAGATAGTCGGTCCGGGACTCAGAATGAAGTGCAGTCTTGACGCGGAACTGCTTGGACTTTCGCCGGAAAGTGCAAGGCAATGGTGCAGGCGCACCGAGGCAGAGTTCCGGGCATGGTGTCTGAACAAGTCGTCATGTGACGCGCTGGGCATAAACAACTTCTATGAAATGCAGCAGTTAGCCGTGAAATCATGGCTGATGAGCGGCGATGTGTTTGTTCTGCTGAAAAGGCGCAAGCCGACTCGCTTTAATCCATATTCTCTTTGCATTCAGCTTGTTGAAGCTGACCGGATAAGTACGCCGCTGAGTTTAGTTGCAAACGGTCTTTTTTCGGCGACAGAGGGTAAATGTGGTGATAACGCTGTTCATGATGGCGTTGAGGTTGACGCCAGCGGAAGAGTTGTAGCCTATCATATCTGCAATGGTTATCCGTATTCTTCAATGCTTACGGATATTAAGTGGGTCAGGGTCGAGGCGTTCAGCCAAAAGACCGGATTACCGAATGTTTTACAGCTCATGGATTCAGAGCGTCCCGACCAGTATCGGGGCGTTTCGTATCTCGCCCCGGTCATTGAAATGCTTCTGCAGAACCGCAGATACACGGAAAGCGAACTTACAGCGGCAATCATTCAGACGTATTTTACCGGCTGGCTAGAAACGGAAACGGACTCGACTGATATGCCGATGTTCGACCATTCTGATGATGGCGATTCAGACGAGGACGAGCCGGAAATGGCACCTGGCAACATCGTTAAGTTGAAAAAGGGCGAAAAAATCGTGTTCGGTAATCCGAACATTCCGACTGCTGGATATGAAACATTCAACAAGTCAATTTCTAAGCAGATCGGAGCGGCGCTTGAAATGCCGCATGAGGTATTGCTCAAAGAGTTCACTGCGTCTTATTCAGCGTCAAAGGGCGCTCTTGAAGAAGCGTGGGAGGCTATCAAAATGCGGCGTTCCTGGGTCAATAACGATTTTAACCAGCCAATTTACGAAACTTGGCTTGCTGAGGCTGTTGCACTCGGCAGGATAAGGGCACCGGGTTTCTTCGACGACCCTCTTATCCGAGCGGCTTGGTGCGGTGCGCGGTGGGACGGTCCGGCGCTCACACAGCTTGACCCCAAGAAGGAAGCTGAGTCAAATGCCATGTTGGTTCAGCACGGTTGGAAGACGAACGAGCAGATCACAAGAGAGTACTACGGCGAAAACTGGGAGGACAATATGTCTGCTCTTGCGGTGGAGAACGAGCTTATAAAGAACATTATACCCGCCCAGACGAATAACATCGCTGACGATGATGAAGAGGGAGATGAAGAAAATGCCGATGAAGAATAAAGGCGCTGCGTATTTCGCGGAGCGTGAGGGCTATTCGGTCAGGGCTGATGCTGATATGGAAACCGCCGAGCTTGTGCTTTACGGTTTGGTAGTAAAAAGCAGACCGTTTGACTATGACACCAATAAGCCCACGGAAGAAAATTACATCGTTGAAAGCGAGATTTTAGATGACTTAAAGGCAATATCCAAGAGCCGAAAGTTAGATATAAAGCTCAATTCCTGCGGCGGTTCATGTACAACTGCGATAGTCATATACAACAAGCTACGTGAAATGGCTGCGAACGGCACACAGATCACCTGCACCGTTGACGGTGTGGCAATGTCAGCAGGCTCACACATTATGTGCGCTGCTGATACAGTCAGGGCGTCCGAGGGGTCGCTGATAATGATACACAAGTCATTAGCGCCTGTATTTGGCTATTACAACGCAGATGAACTTAGAAAAGTGGCACAGACCAATGATGCTTACGACAAGGTCATGTTGGCAGCGTACAAGCGTAAGACCGGAAAAGAGGAAGCCGAACTGCTCAGTATGATGTCGGCTGAAACATTTATGACCGGAAAAGAAGCCAAGGAGCAGGGCTTTGTTGACGAGCTCATTGAAACGAGCGATGAAGTCAAGATAGCTGCATCGGCTGACAAGACGGCACTGTATGTGAGCGGCAGATTTATGCCGCTTTACGGAGCAACATGCCCTGAAAATATACCGATTGTAAATAATGCTCCAAATATTACAGGGACACACCACATGGCATTACAGCCTGAATCAAACGAAGGCAATGCAAATAAATCAAACAACAATGAGGGAGGTAAAACTACTATGGCAGTAAATCTTGCTGAACTGCGCAAAGAAAATCCCGAACTCGCTGCACGCGTTGAAGAGGATTACAAGGCAGAACACGCAGACGAAAACAAGACGGCAATGGACGCCGCTGTGCAGAAAGCGCTTGCAGACGAGCGCACACGCTTAGAGAAGATAGAGGCTATCGCCGGACAGGTAAGCCCGGAGCTCCTCGCTGACGCTAAGTACAAGAACCCCTGCACAGCCGAGGAACTTGCTTACAAGGCCATGTCGGAGAATGCAAGGAAAGGCCAGTCGTTCCTTAACGACATGAAGGCAGATTACAGCGGTTCCGGCGTGGAAGATGTTCACGCAGTTGCCCCGCAGGCTGACGGCAGCGCGGAACAGACAAAAGCCCAGGAAGAGGCTGAGGTTTTAGCAGCTATTGACGAGGCACTGAAGGAGGGATAAGTAATGACAACTGAACTTCTCAACAAGCTCGGCACGGTTACTGCTGACAACCTTGTCGCCGGGACGGATCCGGCGTTAAGAGTCGGCACCGGAAAGCTCCGCAAGAACACAGGAGAGCTTAAGCGCGGCACAGTGCTGGCTAAATCTTCAAAGGACGGCACGCTTGTGATTCTGGGAACGACCGCCTCGTCTTCGGACAGCGAGGTGCTTGAGCCTTACGGTATTCTGACCGATGATATCACTGTACCGGCTGACGAAGATGTAAACATGACCATCTACATCGGCGGCAAGTTCAACAGCAACAAGATCATCATGAAGGACAGCTACCAGATGACGGAGGCAGACAAGGATACCCTGCGCAAGTATGGCATCGAGTTTACCGCCGCCGATTCTAACTGACAAGGAGGACAAAATGGCAGTTAATCTTGACATCACACAGTCTTATGTGTTACAGTCTATTGCTGAAAAGGCTAAGCCGGAATCAATGTTTTTCAGCGAACGTTACTTCACCACGGGCAGGAACGACATTTTTGCATCGAATAAGGTGCTTGTAGAGTATAAGCGCGCCGGACAGCGTAAGATGGCGCGTTTCGTTGCAGAGCGCGGCGGCGCTATCAGCGTTGGACGCGATGGCTACGAATTATCCGAATTCAGACCGGCATACATAGCAGAATCCCGTTCGCTCACGGTTGACGATCTGTCAAAGCGCGGATTCGGCGAGGCTCTTGTAACGGGCTCTACACCTGCACAGAGAGCTATCCGTCTGCTTGCAGAAGATTTCACGGAACTTGAAATCAGAACACGCCGCAGAATCGAGTGGATGTGCGCACAGGTAATGCAGAACAATGCGATCACTATGCAGGAGTACATCGACGTCAATACACCCGGCGAGGTCAAGCACATTCAGTTCTATGACGGAGATGCTTCTGAGCATACTTATACCCCCCAGAATCTGTGGAACTCCGCTGACGCTAATATCATCGGTGATGTATATGCTATGTGCGAGCTGCTTTCCGATCGCGGAATGGTGCCTGCCGACCTGCTTATCGGCTCTGATGTTGCCGATGTATTCTATAAGAACGAGGAACTCCGTGTAATGCTGGACAAGACTCTCGCTTACAACTTTGGCGCTGTAAACGAGCGTATCGTTATGCCCGGTATCAGCGAACTGGGTACATTCAATTTCAGAGGGCACACCCTCAGAGTTATCGTTGTGGGCAATAAGTACGAGGACGAGAACGGCAAGACCAAGAGCTACTTCCCCAAGGACGCGGCAATGGTAACATTCCCGAACTGCGGACGTGTGGCTTACGGTGCTATAACGCTCATGCCTTATGGCAGGGATAATTTTGAGACCATCGCAAAGTCGAGAGTTTCCAAGCTCTTCGTCGACAACAAGCACAACACCAGAGCAGTCGAGCTGTATTCCAGACCTATTGCAATGCCTAGGGTTTATACCCCTTATATCTTCGCAAGCAAGGTTGTAGGCTGATAGGAGGCATACAGTGTTAATTCGTATCAGAAACACCACATTCGGGTTGGTGGTTAACGGTATCGTCAAGCCCAAGTCACCCAAGGACCCGCCGTTTGATGTTGACGAGAAACTGGGCTTAAGGCTTGTCCGCGAGGGTATCGCGGAGGCGGTGGACGGTGCCGAGCGCGGCGAGGTTCAGTCTGAAAGTAATGACAATGATAATGACGAAAGCGCCGGCGATGACTTCGGCATACCGCAGTACGGTCCGGACACTTCAAAAGCCGATTTGCAGTCGATTGCAAACGAATACGGCATTGAGGTATCTGCAGCTGCGACCAAGCAGGAGCTCATCAAGGCGCTTGACGACTTTTTCGCCGACGCGCTTTCCGATGATTCGGAGGGCGAATAATGGGCTTTAAGGACATGGTAAAGTCCGATATCGCTAATGTGCTGATGAACACCGAGGAGTTTGCGGAAAGTCACACGGTGAAATATGACGGAGAGGTGTATGCAGATATACCGATCATTCTCCAGCGGGTCAAGCAGTCTGACAGACCTATAATTCAGAGCGACCATGCTGAGGGCATATACCTTGTGACCGCCGTTGCCTATATCAACGAGAAGGACCTTGACGGGGTGATCCCCGAACAGGGACATCGCTTTGAGATAGACGACGGCGAGGCGCTAGGTAAGACGTTTTTCCGCAAGTATTCGGTAGTTACGTCCAAATGCGAGATGGGGCTTATCACGCTGGAACTGAGGTGCTATGATGAGTGACGTATATGACTTGATGAATTCGCTTGAGGAAAAAATGGAAAAAGCTTTTCAGAGAGCAGATCGTTCAGCAATACAGCGCGCTGTAATCACAGGCAGGGCAGCCGCAGCAAGAGCAATCCAAAAACATAACACCTTGAAAATCGGAAAAATCAAACAGTCTGTCAATGTTACAGTCAGCAGCATTAAAAGCGGCAGTTTGATAAAGTATTCCGGGGAACACATTCCTCTATTAGCGTTTGGGGCTACTCTTACATCAGAGGGATTACGTGTGAAAGTTAACCGTAACGGCAACAGTGAGATATTAAAACATGCGTTCATAAAACCAACAAAAAAATATCCTATAGGAATATATGAACGTGTAACTACTCATAGAGTTCCTCTTGAACAAAAATATGGTCCATCAATTCCGCAAATCATCAAGGCAAATGATGATGTGAGCAAGGTTATAGACACTGCCCATAATGAAGCATATTGTGAACGATTAGAACACAATGTAATGGCTATATTAAATGGTTGGTGGGAACAGCAAAAGCGTACAGAAGGTACCAGAGAATACTACCGTGTAAAAAAACGCGCTCAAGATATGGGAATTAATGTAGAAGTAGCATTGCAGAGGTATCTTAAAGGTGGGGATTGACGAATGACAAGGGTAAAACTCATTCAGGAACTGAAAAAGTTCTGTGAGGACGCTATAAAGAACGTTTCTCTTCCGGAGGCAGTCCAGAAAGGCGACGCAAAGGAGAAAAGCCGTGTTCCGGCGGTGTATCTCATGCGCCTGCCTGACAGCAATTCGGCAAAGAAACTCGCGCCGTATATCATCGTTCAGTTCATCGACAGCAAGCACCATCGGAGCGAGAACGGCTATCCTAATCCCGAATACACGGCGGCGGTGCGCTTTATCTTCTGCGTGTACTCGCAGGACGAGCAGGACGGTGCTGTAATGCTCCTCAACCTGATGGACAGGGTGCAGGAGCGGCTGCTTGAACAGGTGCAGATAGGGAAAGAGTTCGTACTGGACGAGCATGAGGGAGTTGAGTCGGTCGTCTATCCCGATGATACCGCGCCCTACTACGCAGGCGAAATGATAGGCACATTTCACATCAGACCAATACAGAGGGAGGTTGATTTCTTTGGCAAGGAAAACCGACGTTTCGGAGGAAATGTCTGAGGTAAAGACCATCGGCGATGAAGTACCGTCCGAACAGCCGGAACAGGCGGAGCAGGGCGGGCAGAACGCGGTGGAAGAGTCAAGGGTCTGGGTCTATTTAGGTCCCTCGATACGCGGAGTTGTCACGAATGGCAGGATATATTTCGGCTCAAAGGCTGAAATTATTGAATCGTTCGGCGAAAAGCTCAAGGATTATCCGCAGATCGAGCGGCTTATTGTCGCAGACCATAATGTTGCTAAGGCAAGAAGCGACCTGAAAGAAAAGCGCGGTATTTACATTCCGTATGACGCGCTTATCAGGAAAATCACAGGCAAGGAGGAGTAAACCATGGCTTTAAGACATGGCATAAACACATATAAGGACGATACCGGCGTTGTTGCGGTGCAGACCGCAGCGGTCGGTATTCCTTATTTCATAGGCGCATGGCCCTGCCATCGCGGTAAGGGCTACACCGGCAAGCCCCAGCTTTCGTCCGGATTCAGCGAGGCGGAGGAACTCGGCGGCTACAGCGCCGAGGGGAGAAACGCGGACGGCTCGCCCAAGTGGAATCTCTGCCAGGCGATGTACGGATACCATAAACTCATGGGTATGTCGCCGGCGATATTCTACAACATCTTCGATCCGACAAAGCACAAGAAGGCTGTTTCAGTCGAGGAATACACAGTAACTGATCACATCGTGGAGCTTACCGCTGACGCTATCATAAACGACGATCTTAAGGTAACGGCAGGAAGTACGTCAGCAGTACTGACAAAGGGTACTGACTACGAGGCATATTATAGCGGCAACGCGCTGTGTATCGAGCTGCTGTCAGACTCGTCGAGCTACAGCGCCGACAAGCTCAAGATCGGCTATGATGTCGCAGACCTTTCCACCATCACGGCAGAGGACGTTGAGATGGCTGTGGAAACAGTTGAAATGTGCCGCAGCGTTGTCGGGATTGTTCCTGACCTCATATGCGCCCCCGGCTGGTCAACAGATCCGACAGTAGCGGCGGTGATGGCGGCGAAAGCGCCGAGTATCAATGGACTGTTCCGCGCCAAGGCGGTCGTGGACATCAACACCAAGACAGTCAATGACTATTCCAAGGTGCTTAAGCACAAGACCGACAACGGATACGTATCCGAGGACATGATCGTATGCTGGCCGATGGTCAAGAGCGGCGATTATCTCTTTGACCTTTCCATTATAATGTGCGGGCTTATCGCAAAGGTGGATTCCGGCAACGCCGATTGCCCTTACGAGTCTCCGTCCAACAAGTCCGTATCCATCACCGGCGCGGTTTGCGCGGATGGCACCGAGGTAACGCTTTCACTTCCGCAGGCTGACGTTATCAGCGTATCTGCCGGGGTGGTCACCGTGCTGAATAACGGCGGCTGGACCCTGTGGGGAAACTATCTGGGCTGCTATCCCAAGACGAGCGATGTAGCCAAGATGTTCATCTGCACCAACAGAGTGCAGGACTGGATATGCAACACGTTCATCAATACATTCTGGCAGTACATCGACAAGCCTCTGACCCCCGCGCTGCGTGACGCTATCATCAATGCGTTCAACGCATGGCTGAACGGTCTGACGGCGGAGGGTAAGCTCTACGGCGGCGAGATCGCATATTCTTCGGAACTGAATCCTGTCACCAACCTTATGAACGGTATGTTCCGGCTTGACTGTCAGGCGGCATCACCGATACCGGCACAGCAGATAGATATGCACGTTCAGTACAGCGTGGATATGCTTGAGGCTGCGCTTGGCTCTTAACGAAAGGAGGAACACAAATGCCTAATGGTGTTGACGAGGGCGTAATCGCCTATTCCGTGTATGAGGACGAAAAGATGTTTTACGGAGTTGCGGAGGTCGACCTTCCGGACTTTGAAAACGAGGTCTTTAACGTGAGCGGCGCTGGCGTTCTCGGTGAAATTGAGATACCTGTTGCGGCTCACCTCAAGGCTATGACCACTACGTTCAAGTTCAATCACACGAACGAGGCGGCATACGCTCTTGCGGAGGAACGCGTCCACACGCTTTCCCTGTGGCGTGCTGACCAGCACTACAACTACAGCGAGGGCGAGCTTGAAACCAAGCAGAAGAAGATCATCATGCGCGTTGTGCCGAAAAAGCTGACCGGCGGTACCGTCAAGAACGCGTCGCCGATATCTGTAAACGGCGAATACGCGGTACACTACTATGCGGAAATCGACGCGAACGGCAAGAAGCTCTGCGAGTATGACCCGCTGAATTTCCGTTACATCGACCACACCGGCAAGGACAGAGCGGCGGAGATCCGCAAGTGTCTGGGTATGTCCTGATAATTACTATCGCTGTTCCCTGCGAAATGCAGGGAGCGGCGTTTCTTTTAGGAGGAGTTTGAATATGGCAAAGACTGATGTTGAATCTGAAAAGGTCGAAACCCTGGACGATCTCGTGGAAAAGGAGTTTGCCAAGATGGCGGATACCAGTGTAGAGAATGTGCTGCACCTTTCAAAGCCTGTACTTTACAACGGCGAGGAGATCACGGAGCTGGCGTTTGACTTCGACAAACTGACAGGCGCGGATGCGTTGAATATCGAAGAAGAGCTTGGAATGCTGAGAAAACCCATGTATTTCGGCGCTGTTAACGATGGAAACTACCTTATCCGCGTAGCTGCTAGGGCTTGTACAAAGCCTGTCGGCGTGGATTTCTTTTATAAAATCCCCATCAAAGACTTCGATCAGGTGAGAAACAGAGCGCGTTTTTTCTTGCTGGGAACTGCAACGTTGAAACGCTGAGACGTAATATCCTGATACTCGCTAAGACCGGATATGCGCCTGTGTCCTTTTGGCTGGGGCAGCCCCTTAAAGAAATACAGCGATGGATAGTAGCACACAATGATCTCCTTAGAGAAGCAGAAAAGTAAGAAAGGGTGAGGGTTGAATGGCAAGCAAGCAGTATGAAATGTTGTTCAAACTCGGCGCGCGGCTGGGTGAGAACTTCAAGGGAACGTTCAACTCCGCCCAGAAGATACTTGATAAAACTCAGAAGGAGATACAGACGCTGAATAAGCAGCAAAGCGATATCAGCGCCTATCAGAAACAGCAGGCAGGCATTGAACGGTCTACCAAGCAGCTTAATACATATGAAAAGCAGCTCGAAATCACTCAGAGCGGACTTGCAAAGCTGAAGAACAGCACCGAGGACACTACGGTGCAGGAGGCGCAGCTTTCGGCGCGTGAAGTCGAGCTGAAAAACCGCATTGCGAACACCGAACAGGCTATTGCGGACAAAAATCAGCGCTTACAGCAGATGGGTCAGAAGCTCTCTGAGGCAGGCATTGATATCAACCAGCTTACAAGTGAAAGCAACCGCTTGAAAACCCAGGTCGAGGAACTGACCAAGCAGGAAGAAAGAGCTGCTGAGGAAGCCGCCAGATATGGTGACGCCGGCGCAACGGCGTTTGAAACCGTCGGGGCGGCTATGATGGCGGCAGGAATCGGCACTGCGCTGAAGAAGATAGCGGACGCATATCAGGAATGCATTGATGTGTCGATGGAGTTTGGCAGCACAATGAGTACTGTCGAGGCTCTATCCGGCGCGAACGCAGTCCAGATGCAGGAACTGACCGCCAAAGCAAAGGAACTCGGTGCGCAGACCTCGTTTACTGCAAACCAGTCGGCAGAGGCTATGACCTACATGGGTATGGCAGGCTGGGATGCGAACGAGATGCTTTCTGGTATGAACGGCATGATAAACCTTGCCGCCGCTTCCGGTGAAGACCTTGCGCTTGTTTCGGATATCGTCACCGATAACCTGACTGCGTTCGGGCTTACTGCAAAGGATACCGCGCACTTTGCCGATGTGCTTGCAGCGGCCGCTACGAACTCCAACACCAACGTTGCCACCATGGGCGAAACCTTTTCTGGCGCGGGCGCGATAGCCGGGGCGCTCGGATACAGCATTGAAGATGTTGCGGTCGGCGTTGGTCTTATGGCTAATGCTGGTGTTAAGGGGTCTGTTGCAGGTACCGCACTGAAAAACACATTCAACGGCTTGCTCAATGGCGCGACCCTCACAGCTGACGCTTTCGGAGAAGTCGAATACTCGGCGGTAAATGCTGATGGCACTATTGACGGGTTCTCCGATTCCATAAACGAACTGCGCGGCTACTTTGAGCAGATGACCGAGGCAGAGCGTGTCCAGAACGCTATGGCGATTGCCGGACAGCGCGGCTACAACGGCCTGCTTGCAATGATCAACGCCTCGGACGAGGACTTCCAGTCCCTTACCGAGAAGATAAACAACTGCACCGGAGCGGCGCAGAAGATGGCTGACACCAAACTTGACAATCTGCAGGGTGATGTTACACTGCTTGATTCTGCCACCGACGGTCTTAAGATGACTGTCGGCAGTCTGTATGAGGATGAGCTCCGCAGGCTTACTCAGACAGGCACACAGATCATGACCGGCATAAATGAATTCTGTGAGGAGAATCCCACCGTTGTCAAGTCTATCATGGCGGTTGGTGCGGAGATCGGCGTTGTTGTTGCAGGATACACGGCATTCACGGCGGTGAAAAAGATTTCTAACGCTCTTTCGGCGGCTGGTATCGGCATAAAGGCAAGCGAGAACGGCTTGCTCATGCTGCTGAATATCAACCTTTCAAAGAACGTGGCGGCACAGTTTGCCGCTGCCGGCGCACAAATGAAGCTGAATGCGGCAATGCTCGCTAATCCAGCGGGAATCATTGCTGTTTCGGTCGTTGCGCTTACAGCGGGAATCATCGGTTACTCTGAGGCAACGAAAGCGGCAAGGCTTGAAACGCTGACACTGACAACAGCTTCGCAGGAACAGCAGGACAGAGTCGAACAGCTTAACAGCGACTATCAGACCGCCTGTGATACATACGGCGAAACCTCAGACCAGGCACGCGCTCTGAAATATGACCTTGACGAAGCGACCGCGACTATTGAGCAGCAGTCATTTTCCGTCTCGGAATTGTATTCGGAGATAGATTCTCTGCATGACTCCACATCTGACCTGCTTTCCTCGTATCATGAGGGGACTGACTCTATTGCTGACCAGCAGGAACAGGCTCAGATACTGGCGGCAAAACTGAAGGATATTGCATCTTCGTCGGAAACGGCGGCGCATAAGGAAGCGCTTATGCAGCCGATTCTTGAAAAGCTGAATGAGCTGTATCCTGACCTTGGGCTGACCGTTGAGAATGTTACAGGCAAACTGGACGGCCTTTCTGGTGCTATCGACAGGGCGGCGGGTTCTGACAGCATACAGGCAAAGTACAAAGCGGCACAAGATAATATTGCAGAACTGACTATCAAGCAGCAGCAACTGCAGGAGCAGGCTGAAAAAGCCGAGATTGCTTATAATCAGGCTTATTTCAGAGAAAAGAGTTTCGTTGAGAATACTCTTGATTACTCGTTTCTCGGAAACATCTTCGGAAAGAGTGACTATACACAGGATCTTAACAAGGCATCAGAAGAACGAAGCAAGGTTCTTTCTGATTTGGCAGAGGTCAACGCGGCTATTGCTGAGTGCGAAAGCGTCGGCATAGAATACAGCGATGTAATTTCCGGTGCTTCTGAGCAGATGGTTTCCGCATATGACGCGGTATCCATAGCGGTAAACGACGTCACCGACCAGACAACCGAGCTTTTGCAGGCTTACAACGACGCATATCAGGCGGCTTACGACAGCGTTAACGGTCAATACAACCTTTGGACGAATGCTGAGGAAACTCTACCGACAAGCATTCAGACTATCAATGACGCGCTTTCTTCGCAGACAGAATACTGGGACAATTACAACTATAACCTTGAATCGCTATCCAAGAGGACTGGCGACATTGAGGGCTTGGGAGATGTGATTGCCTCGTTCGCGGACGGTTCTTCTGATTCGGTGAACGTCATCGCCGGCATGGCTGACGCGACCGATGAAGAACTGAAAACCATGGTCACGAACTTTGAGGAGCAGAAAAAGGCGCAGGAAGAGGTTTCGAAATCGCTTGCCGACTACAAGGTCGATATTGACGATACAATGGACGGTATCGTTGACGACATGGAAAAAGCCGTTGAGGATATGAAACTGAGCGACCAGGCAGAAGAAGCGGCAAAAGCTACGATACAGGCTTATGCTGACGCTATCCTTGCTGGGAAAGGCTCGGTCACCACAGCGGCGGATATTGTTGCGGCAGCCGCTGCGCAGGCCCTGGCAGGGGCGAGCGCTTCTGACAAGGCGTATGAGGGAAGCGTGCGCGGTTTCCATGATATTGAGAACGCTTATGCAAGCGGTACTGACTACGCAGAAAATGGCATTGCCCTTGTAGGCGAGGAAGGACCGGAACTTGTGGCTATGCGCGGCGGTGAAAGAGTCGTTGACGCGGATAACACCAGGGCGCTGCTTTCCGGCGGTTCGGGCGCACAGATCACCATAGCGCCCCAGTTTGTCGTGAACGGAGAAGTTAGCGATATGACCGAGGAAAAGCTGCAGGAGATGTCCGAGCGGCTTGTTGATATGGTTCGGGACGCGCTTGAGGAAGCGGGAATAGACAGGCAAAGGAGTGTGTACGCTTGAGCACATATACAACGCAGCAGGGGGATATGTGGGACAGCATATCCCACCAGGTGTACGGAGATGTGAAATTCACGGACGTACTTATTAATGCCAACCCTGAATACCGATACATCTACATCTTTTCGGAGGGCGTTGTCCTCAATGTCCCGGATGTTGAGGACAGACTAACGGCGGACGATCTGCCGCCGTGGAAGAAGGCGAGCGGATGAGTGACAAGCACCTTGCGCGCCGCGCTGAAACGCAGGTAGTTCTTAACGGCGTGGACATATCCGTGTATGTGAATAAGGACTGGCTTTCTTTCACATACACGGACAACGAAGAGGACGAGGCTGACGACCTGCAGATAAAGGTCTGCGACCGTGACGGCAAATGGCTGCGGAAATGGCTGAACAGCATAATTGATGGCGGTGCGCTGGGCGGTTCGGTGATATCCGCCGCGCCGGAGGGCAGCACAAAGACATCAACGTCTTCAGGTTCGAGTTCCTCGGCCAGCGGGGGTAACGATAAACCGAGATACAGAGTGACCGCCTCAACGGGCGTAAATATCCGAAAGGGCGCTGGCGAGAAATACAAGGTGATCGGCAAACTCCCTTACGGCACTATCGTTGAGGTTCACGGATTTTATTCGAGCTGGGCGAAAATCACCTATTCCGGCAAGAATGGATACATAAAGGGTACCAATCTTAAATCCGTCGGCGGGGGCGGTTCTTCGTCCTCTTCGAGTTCTTCAAGCTCCACAAAAAGTTCAAGCTCCAAGAAGTCTGGCAGCACGGCTAACACGCAGATTCAGACTGGTAAGGGGCTTAAGATATCCGCCGTCATTGTACTCCGAAACGGGAACAACGATGGCAAGGACGCAGTACTTGACTGCGGTCAGTTCGAGCTTGACAGCATAGACGCACAGGGCCCGCCAGCGACCGTTACCATTAAAGCAACATCGCTGGCTTTCAGCAATACCGTGCGGCAGACGCTGAAATCCAAGTCGTGGGAGAACATCACACTTTCAGAGATAGCAGGTCAGATAGCGCGGCAGAATGGAATGGGAGTGCTTTTTGAAAGCGAGTTCAATCCGAGGTATTCCCGCGTGGAGCAGTATCAGACATCGGATATTGCTTTCCTTCAGAAGTTGTGCCATAATGCCGGCTGCTCCTTGAAAGCCACCAATAATATTCTGGTGGTGTTCGACCAGGCGGCTTACGAGGGAAAAAAGGCGGTCAGAAAGATAAAATTCGGCGAGGATGGCGGCTACACTAAGTACAAGCTTTCCACCGGCACGAACAACTGCTACACTTCATGCCGGGTGTACTACACCACCACGAGCGGCGCGGTTATTTCGGCGACCGAGTATGCTGAGAATTATAACGAGAACAGCGACAATCAGCAATGCTTACAGGTGTGCCAGCGCGTATCAAGCAAGGCGGAGGCGCAGGAACTCGCACACAAGCTGCTCCGTCTGCACAACAAGTTTGAAATCACCGGGACATTTACGTTTCCCGGCGACCTCAGGCTTGCCGCAGGAAACATTGTTGAACTGTGTGATTTCGGGTTTGGCGATGGTAAGTACATCGTCAAGTCCGCTAAGCACAGCATATCTTCGAGCGGCTATACTACGCAGGTCACCTTGCGAAAATGCCTGGAAAGCGAAAAGGCAAGCGAGGGCAAGACGGACAGCAGCGATGAGATACAAGAGCTGGCTATGCAGGTGATCCGTGGCGAATGGGACGTATATCCCAAGCGCAAGGAACTGCTTGAAGCCGCTGGACACAGCTATGAGCAGGTGCAGGCGCGGGTAAATCAGATACTTTACGGAGGTTGACGATGTTTAGAATCGGAATGGTCACCGTTGTGGACGTTAAAAAAAGAATGGCAAGGGTCAGGTTTCCTGATGTGGACATCGTTTCGGACTGGCTGCCTGTCCTTGATCATTCTTCGTTCGTTACGTTGGCGCTGAAATCGGACGGAAAATCGTGGACTGTCAGCGAGAAACACGCGTCAGCCGACAGGGAGCTGAGCAGCGGCGCGGAATACACCAAGAGCCACCCTGATGAGATCAGCGGGAAGTCGCCGGACATCGAATGTGCAGGCGGGTGCGTACACGCGCATGAGATCACGGTGAAGATATACGGCTGGCTGCCGTTCATCGGTCAGACTGTGGTGTGTGAATACAACGATGAATTCAACGGCGACGGCATTATCATGGGAGGGTTGACATGAAAGTCGGCAGTCTTGGGAAAGTTGTTTTCACAGTTTCAACAAACAAAGTTGAAACTTTTTCGGGCTTGAAAATAAGCAGTTCCGCGTCTTACGGAAGTCACAAGCGGCATGGCGGGAATGAGATCATTGAATTCACGGGAAACGACGCAGATACGGTTTCGTTCAACATGACGCTTTCGCAGATTCTCGGCGTTAAGGTCGCGGAGGAGCTGGATAAGCTGAAAAAGTACAAAAAGACCGGCAAAACGCTTAAATTCGTGATCGGCAAGAGGGTGATAGGCAACTATCGCTGGGTAATTACGAAACTTAACGTTACCGAGGAAATCTACGGTAAAAAATCGGAGCTTATAACCGCTGGGGTAGCGATAACACTCAAAGAATACAACAAGTAAGGGGGCGATGAAATGTCATACAAGGTAAGCGCCGCCGACGGTTACTCGCTTTCCCTGCAGCAGGACAGCGAACTGCTTTCCGTACTGCAGAATATCGCGCTCCTGCTGAATACCAAGCGCGGAACGGTACCCATGCATAGGGAATTCGGCTTGCCTATGGAGTTCGTGGACAAGCCTATCGACGCTGCGGAAACGATAGCGTTCGTGGAGATTTCGGACGCGATTGAAGAATTTGAGCCGCGTGCAAAGCTGGACGATGTGTACTTTGAAAAATCAGCGGACGGCACAATGGCATTAACGGTGGAGGTGAGCATAGCAGATGAGCAGAGCGACTGATTATCAGTTTGTTTCGACCGACAGCGCGGAAGTCGTTGCAGACCTTACCGCCAAGTATGAGGAACTCACAGGACACACGCTGCTGCCGTCAGACCCTGATAAGCTGTTTATTCAGTGGGTTGCCGGGATAATCATACAGCAGCGCATAATCGTGAATTACGCGGCAAATCAGAACCTGCCGTCCCGGGCGGCGGGTGAAAACCTCGACGCACTCGGAGAGATGATATACAATGTGACAAGACCGGAAGCAAAGCCGGCGGAATGCGTGGTGCGCATTACGCTGTCAGCGCCGCAGGAAACGGCGATACCGATACCCAAGGGAACAAGGGTCACCGATAGCAGCGGGGCGCTCATGTGGACAGTCACAGAGGATGCGGCGGTCAATATCGGGGAGGTCACGGTCGATGTTCCGATTGTCTGCGAAACGGAGGGCGAAGTCGGTAACGGCTACGCGCCCGGGCAGATCAATAAGCTTGTGGACGTAGATAATGTTATGTATTTTTCGTCTTGTGAAAATGTGGAAACGTCCCACAGCGGCGCTGAACGCGCGACTGACGATGAATACTATGAGCTCATGAGAGCCGGGTTGGAGGCATTCAGCACCGCCGGTCCGAAGGGAGCCTATGAGTATCACGCAAAGGCGGTATCAACAAGCATAGCGGACGTGTGCGCGATAAGTCCCAAGGACAAGCCGGGATATGTGAACATCTTCGCGATAATGACAAACGGCGAAATCGCCGATGATGGAACGAAGAACGCTATACTTGCCGCCTGCAATGACGATAAGGTCAGACCGCTTACGGACGTTGTTGAGGTTCTCGACCCGCTTGTCGTTGAGTTCAGCGTGAATCTTACATATTATATCGACCGCAATTCCGAGAAGTCGGCGGCGGAGATCGAAGCGGCGATACGCAGCGCAATTGAGGAATATGTGGAGTGGCAGTGCAGGAAAATTGGCCGGGATATAAATCCGTCACGGCTCATGTGGCTGCTTAAGGATACTGGTGCAAAGCGTGTTGATATCAAGTCGCCAGTGTTCGTTTCGCTTCGTGACGGTTCTGACCGCCTTACCCCGCAGGTAGCGCATACCGACATTGCGAAATCCGTGATAACGAACGGAGGATACGAAGATGAGTAAGCTGATCACAGAAAAAGACGCGCTGCTTGCCGCCTTTCCGTATTCGCTTACCCGTGACACGGACAAGGTCAAACTTGCGGACGCTGTTGCGGGTGAACTTGTCAAGGTGGCGGCTCAATCAGAGTATGCGGCTGTCTTTCCGAGGGTGGACGAGCTTCCGGAAAAGGTTCTTGATATTCTCGCCGCCGATCTCAAGATACAGTGGTATGAGGCAGATTCGTCAATTGAGAGCAAGCGGCAGGCAGTCAAGGAGTGTCTTCTTGTCCACAAATACAAAGGCACTAAGTATGCGGTTGAAACTGCTTTGCGGAGTATTTATGAAAATGTCCAGGTCGTTGAATGGAATCAATACAACGGTCCTCCTTTTCATTTCAAAATCTATATATGGAACAGCGGCAGCGACGAGGAGAAGCGCAAACGGGTCCTGGCCAAGGTAAATTACTATAAAAATATCCGTTCCGTGCTTGATGAAACAGTTTTCATTATTGACATCGACGCGAAAACAGGCGTTAATGTTAAGACTTTGATGTGCGGCAAAATCAAGCATTTGCGCGGTATAATTTACGACCCGCGTATTGCTGGAATCACTGCCGCTGCTGATGTCCATGCCGGAACCAAGCTGGGCGGCAAGGTAAAAACTATATATGCGGAGGTTAATGATGGCAACATGGAATGACAACGCAATAACGGATGTCGGGCTGGAACTACTCGAACAATCCCTGACATCGGGCAAGGTGTTGACCTTGTCAAGAGCGGCTGTGGGCAGCGGGCATGTGGAGTCCGATGCACTCAAAGACCAGACAGAACTTTCCTCGACACTGTCTGATGTGACTGTACTGATTGCGGAACAGGTAAGGCTGGACGGCAGCAGTGGTTTGCAGCTCAAGCTGCAGATTCGCAACGACGGCATATCGGAAGCCTGCACGTTTAAACAGGTCGGTGTTTATGCCTCTGACGGCGAAACAGAGGTATTGTTCGCGATATATCAGGACGCGAACGGCGAAGAAATACCGTCGTCGGTTGATTATCCGGACTTTATGGAGATATTCACGGCGGTTATCGCACTTTCGCAGACCTACGATGTTAATGTTAATGTCAGCAGTCTGGCGTTTATAACTAGGGCAGAGCTGGAGAAAAGGCTTGGTGACAAGTCGGATGTGGGGCATACTCACACTGTTGCTGATATCGCAGATTATGTGAATCCCGTAAATCCGTATCTGCTTATAAATCCTGATTTCCTGGTAAATCAGCGCGGACAGAACGAGTATTCCAGCGGTTATACAGTGGATGGATGGTACATTGAGGGAAATAAATGCTCTGTAAGACCAAATGCCGATGGCATACTTATTACATCAGCCATAAATCCAGATTCAAACACCCATGCTTTTTGGCAGAAAATCGAAAATCCGCTTGCGCCCGGGAAATACACACTCTCTCTGAACGTCCTGGAAGTATCAGGGGCCTGGTCGGCGAGAATCCGCACTGTGAACGCTTCTGGAGATTACGTCGACAGCTATTACACTTCCTTGCTTCACAAGGGGGTAAATAAAGTATCGGTTGACCTTTCCGAGAGCGAGTACATATCCGCAGTGTCCGTAGGAATTAACAAGGGCACCGAAGCCGGTAATTCTCTGAAGCTCGCATGGGTCAAGCTGGAGAGTGGGTCACTGGCGACGCCGTTCGTCCCGCCCGACCCGGCGACGGAGCTTGCGAAGTGTCAGCGGTACCTGTATGTGCTCCGCGGGAGCCTGCTGCGCGCGGGGCTCGCCGAAGCCTACAGCACGAGCTATGCGCTTTTCTATCTGTACGCGCCGGCTTCGTTCCGCACTGTTCCTTCGGTTTCTTTTGAAAACGTTGTGCTTAGTAGCACAAAGGATGGAAGCGTTTACTCTGAGGCAGCTAGTATCCAGGTGCGTGGGTGCAATTCAAACGCTGTCAAGCTGCTTGTGAACGCTGCCGACTCACTGACTATCGGGGAGCAGTACGAACTCAGCCACAAACCCGACACCACCGGTAGTATAATCCTTAGCGCGGAACTTTAAACCTTAAGGAGGCTAATATGGAAAAATACATAGTTTACGTCAGAACAGATTCTGGCGGGATAATCACTGACATCAATTCCAGCGCGTTTGTCGACGGTGCAAGCTGGATTGAGATTGACCGCGGGGAGGGCGACAAGTATCACCATGCGCAGGGGCACTATTTAGAGCATGGTCTTGCTGACGCGGACGGGCTGTATAATTACAAGCTTGTCGGAGGCATTCCGGTGCTCCGTTCCGACGATGAGAAAGCCCCAGAGCGTGCGAGGGTTTCTGCGGCAATCGAGATTTCCGACCTCAAGGAGAAACTTGCTGAAACAGACTACATCTCCGCAAAAATAGCGGAGGGAGCTGCGACCCGGGAGGAATACGCGGACAAGCTTGCGGAGCGTGCAAGCTGGCGTGCGAAGATAAACGAACTGGAGGCAATGATATGAAAGACGGAATTTGTACCGCAATTGGCGTGGTAGGAAGCACTATTGCAAGTTTTTTTGGTGGCTTTGACGCCGCGCTGATCACGCTGCTGATATTCATGGGCGTTGATTATGCGACAGGTCTTATTGTCGCTGGAGTATTTCACAAGTCTGAAAAGACGGAGAACGGCGCACTGGAGAGCCGTGCAGGCTGGAAGGGACTTTGCAGAAAAGGAGTTTCTCTGCTTGTTGTTCTTGTTGCCTGCCGGCTTGATATGATCATGGGGTCTAATTTCATTCGGGACGCGACTGTCATTGCATTTATTGCAAATGAAACTATCTCCATAATCGAAAATGCCGGACTGATGGGTGTACCTATTCCCTCAGTCATTACAAAGGCAATTGAGGTCTTGAAAAAGAAATCAGAACGTGAGGATAAAAAGGATGGTGAGGAATAATGGCTAAGTATGCAGGTGTCGACATCAGCTATTGTCAGCCCGATGTCGATTACTCGGCGCTTAAGTCCGGAAAAATCCTCGGATATCCTGTCAAATTCGCTATGATCCGGGCTGCATACGGTACGAATATGGACAAGTATTTCTTGCAGCACGTTCGGGGCTGTCTGGCCGCCGACTTATATGTTGGTGTGTACCTGTTCAGCACCGCCAAGAATGCGGTACAGGCTAAGGCAGAGGCAGAGTGGCTTATCAGCACGATAAAGGCAAACAAGCTGGACGGGAAGATCACCTATCCGATAGCTTACGACCTTGAGATGGAGTCGCAGTATAAACTCGGCAAGGCTGTATGCACGGCGATGTGCAAGGCTTTTATGGACACAATAGCCGCATACAACTATCAGCCGATGTTATACACGAACGTCAACTGGGTATGCTGCCACCTCAATTACGATGACCTTAAGGATTACCCCCTGTGGCTTGCCGCATACATATCCGAGGCAAAGGTCAAGAAGTACATCACCAAGTACGATATGTGGCAGCACTCGGTTGCTGGTCATAAATACTACGATGCGCAGGGTGTCGGAGCAGTTCCTGGAATCATCGGACAGTGTGACTGCAACTGGGGTTACACGGGGTTTGCTGCTCAGATCCGCAAGGAAGGCAAGAACAAGCTCCCTAATCAGAAATACCGCGTTACTGCCACAAAGGTAGTCACGAAATCTGAGCTTCCGGCCACTACCGGTCCGCTGAACGCGATGGGTTTCACAGTGAAAACTGAAGAGGTATAATATAAGGGAACCTCTAAAAACCGGTGTGAAAAGCAAAAATGGGCAGGGTGTGCCAGCTTCTAGGAAAGCCGACGAAGTAAGGCTGTATGCCTTACGAGGAGGTTTGACGACGAAGATGGTGCGCACTGCTCATTTTCGCTCACATGAGGTTTTTAGAGGTGACCATAAATAAGTGCGCCGCCCTCGAGGGAATTTCCTTGAGGGCGGCGTTTTTTTAGTTTACGTCTTCTGATGTGAGCTTTCCGGTTTTCTTGTATCGCAAGCCTTCTGGCGAAGAATATACCTCTTCTCCAAATGCATACTTACCGTGGTAGAAGTCTGTGATATCCATGCCTAATGCCTCAATGACGCGGCATGCAATACTAAATGAGCAGGTCATGATATTGCGTTCACCGCTTTCGAACTTCTGATACTGCTGCAGAACAACTTTTGCTTTGTCAGCTACCTGTTGCTGGGTTAGTCCGAGGACTACACGCTTTTCTCTTAAGACATCATGTGCATCATCGGATAGATGGCACATCTGAAATCCGCTTAAATCCATAAATCATACTCCTTTCAAGCACATTTGATTGAATGTAATTATATTATACACTCAATTGGGTGCAATGTCAAGTGTTTTTGCACAAGAAAATCCCCGGCTGTTATCAGTCGGGGATCTCTCACACCTTTTGTTTGTAAACGCTCTGACTTTCGCACTTATCGACGGTCTTGCTTGTATTGGGGGTAAAAGCAACGATCTCCGACAGGTCGCAGTCCAGCGCCTCGCAGATTTTATCAAGGTGTTCAAGGCTGACTCGTTCGGCAACGTTGTGGAATAGATCGTTTATAGTGTTCGGACGTATCCCTGTCTTTGCGGCAAGTTCAGCCTGTGTTACCCTAAGCTCGCCCAGCTTGCGGGATAACATGATCATAATCATCTGCAATACACTCCTCTTGATAAATTATACCACTAGGAGTTAGCGGTGTCTGCGTTTTGTTGAAAGTCAACGATTGGCGTTAGAAAATAACAAAATAAACTAGAAACCATTATTGATGTAATATTGATTGCAAAAAAGTGATCATAAAGGCCGTATTATAGTCATTTGATTTAAAAATAACTTGTATAGACTTCTACTGTGATTTGATTTCGATAATTTTGGTAATAAAATTTAAAAATCCCTCCAAGTGTATACTGGAGGGATTGAAATATTTATTATTTAATTACTGGATAAGATTTAGCATAAAACAAAGATCGTTCAAAAAGCCGGATGTAACTATCACATAACCATCTTTAGCGTATGCTTCAGCACTTCTGAATTTAAAATGATTCTCTGTGCCATATCTTCTGAAGTTTATCTTCAGAATAGCATGAAATCCGTTGTGCGTGTATTTTATGGCTTTTAATGTGAACTTGCCATTGAAATACGACAGCATGTTGTTGAACTGCCCAGCGCAACTTTGGAAATTTGTTTGTACTGATGCCATCTTTATCACCTCCTTTCATTCTCCGCTTATATTATATATATTTTAGGTTCATACGTCAATACCAAATAAGTCAAGTTTATTTATTCCTACAAAAAAACTTCTTCAATTATATATTATGTTGTTCTTTGGTGATTATGCACATAACTATGTTATGTTTGAAGTAAGTAGGGGACTTTCAAGAAAGAATAAATGTATGTTATCCTTTCGGGTCGTATGAGTGGGGCTACACATGTTACCATACATCATTATAGTAATTACGATACTGAGTATAAAAAACTTAAAACAGCATATAAATTCAGTATATAAAGTGTAAGCTGTTGAACCGAAGGAGGTAATAAATGTTCATTAACTTTTCAAATCACCCGTCTGTCAGATGGTCGGCAGAGCAGACTGCCGCCGCAATGAAGTTCGGCGATATCGTCGATGTGCCGTTCCCTGACGTACCTGCCGGCGCGGATACTGCCGCCGTTTCCGCACTTGCCGATGAATACTGCGCCAGGATACTTTCCCTGGGGGCTGACGCGGTTCTTGTGCAGGGCGAGATGTCGCTTTCGTTTGCGGTCGCGGGCAGGCTCCAGAGGAACGGCGTCGCCGTTCTGTGCGCGTGCAGCGAGCGGGTCTGCGAGACTTCCGTGCTTGACGATGGTTCCACGGAGCGGCGTTCTGTTTTCAGGTTCGTGCGGTTCCGCAGGTATCCTCTTCTGGTATGA